CTCACAGTGAAGAACGCGGGTTCGAATCCCGCACGGCCTACTATCACGCGGAGTAGAGCAGTTGGAAGCTCGCCTGGCTCATAACCAGGAGGTCGTCATAAACGGTTCGAATCCTACCTCCGCTACCACTTCTCGGGGCGTTCGTCTAGTGGCCTAAGACGCCAGCCTTTCACGCTGGATATCGTGGGTTCGAATCCCACACGCCCTACCACTTCACAAAGACCGTCGTTGCTGCTATGCTTCGGCGGTCTTTGTCGTTCTAGGGAGGAACATGGCCTTCGACTGCCCGCGCTGCTGGAACACAGGTGTCTACTTCTCGCTTGAGTTTCGGCGCTACTTGCGTTGCCATGTCTGTGTGACGAACTTCTACGACTATCGCGAGGCACCAGAAATCGCAGCGTCGCTAGAGCTTGACAAGGTCCCGTTCAACTCGCTGTGGGGCAGCGATAGTTCTGTCGCCGATCTCCAGGACAGGAAAAATGTGGTCTCGCAGGACTGCTTCGCAAAGGCCATTCAACAGAGGGAGGAAGCCATGCATGTGAGTTCATAACAACCTAGGAGGCCACATGCATCACAAGCGTCGTTCTCGCCGCAGCAGCAAGAAGCTCTACGCGGCTTGCGGCTGCTGCATCATCGGCGAGGCCAGGAACCCCGACCCGCGCAAGACGCCCATCGAGGACGGTCCCTGCACTGGCAAGGCACGCGGTAAGAAGCGCGCCGCCAAGAAGCAGAGCCAGCGCTGCATCGCCGGCCGGCACCACGAGTGGTACATCGAGTACGTGGAGGAGAAGCGTTACTGGGCGCGCGAGCGCGTCGTTACCATTCGAGTCAAGACGTGCATCAACTGCTGGCGCGAGAAGCGTCACATCGTCTCGACCGGCGACGATGTCTGGTCGTGGGAGAAGTACCGCGCTTCGAAGCCTAAGCGGCTGCCGCGCCGGCCCGTGAAGTTCTGATAGAATTCATCCCTGACAGCCGGCATGGGGTGCCCAAAGGCCCCGTTATTCTCACGAGTAACGGGGCCTCTGTCGTTCTATTCGCTAAGTCCTACGTAGGCGACAGCTAGGACCAGCAGCAGCCAGAGCACAAGGCCGCCGACCGCGACCCACTGAGAGGTATCCATCAGTAGTTGCCGTTGGGCTCGATCGAGACTGGAGGATTCGGTCCGCCGGGATGGAACCCAATCGTCGCCAACGCCTCCATGACCCCTCGGGCGAGTCGGTCTTGGCGCTCCTGATCGTTCGATGTGAAGCTCCGCGGCTCGCCGAAGCGAAGGTACTCAAGCGGAGATTGCGAACGCGTAACGGCCTTTGTGTAGTACGGGAGCGCCAGCAACAACGTGACCGCGTCATCGTTGAAGCCGATCTTCCATTCGATCCTGTCGGTGTTGATGTGCCGAGCCGTGTCAACGTACTCGGGTACGCGCTGCCAAAACCTGCGTCGATGCTCGGGCATCTTGGTGTCGACGCCGAGCTTGTAGATGTGCGACTCTAAGCGCTCGATCGCGTCCTGGAGCGCGGCGGCACAGTCCTTGAGATCGTAGCCGCCGAGGTTGCTACCCTCGCGTGTCCATCTGACCGCCCAACGCAGCCTCTCCGGCATCAGAACCTCCACCTCACGGGCTCGCCCGTATTAGGCTGTGTGGCGACCTTAGGAGGCTTCTCTGCGCGCTTTACGTGCGCTAGATCGTTGGTCAACGAGATCTCCATGACGTCGCCGTTGAAGGTCAACTTGATGGCCTCGATTGGGATCCATACATCGTCAACGGCGTCGCGTAGCGCGTCGGAGATGAGGACCCTGTATTCGCGTGCACCCAGCGGCAGCACTCAGGCATCGGCTCCCTTTCTTCCTCGCTGGCCGCTCTCGATCATATCGACGACAAAGCCGCCTACGATGTATGAGAGCGCACCGAAACCAATCACGGAAAGCGCCACATAGAGCGCGAGCAGGAGAATGTCACCCGCCCCCAACGCGATCATCGCGTAGAGCAACCCCACGGTGAGCGCCAGTGCCGGCGCACCGATAGCGACCTCCTTCACGAGTCCGCCCCTGGGCATGAGTCGGCTGGGTGACCCGAGCGCATCGTCTTACAGAACCACGTGTCGTGCTGCTCGCAGCCTGCGACTACGCGCTTCTCGTCGATCAATCCGCAGGGCTCCTGGGGGCACGGACATTCGTCCTCCATTGGCGTCCCACAGCCCGGCCACGAACGACCGATATGGTAGTGGCGATCGAACATCAGCCGCCCGCCGCGACCGTGTTTAGAAGCTCAACGAGGAAGCCGTAATGCCTATCAAACGTGGCGTCCTCGGGCTCGCATCGATCGCTACCAACGATCTTGTTGGTGTAGGTGTCGACGAGGAATGTTGGGTAGTCCCATTCGTCGTATCGATCGAGCCAGTACCCCTCGTCTTGATACTTGGCCGCGTCGTCCTTGTCGACAAGAATGAATCTGCTCATAGCTCTGTCAATTCTAGCTGACCCTCGAAGGGCGCGCGAATCGGCCGGCCGTCCCAACCGATCTTCTTCGGCGCGTAGAATTCGAGCTTCGACAGCAGTCCCTCCCACCCGCAGTCACCGCAGCCTCCGTCGGGACCGTTGGTAACTGCATCATGATCAATGTCCCAGTCCATGCCCTGGCTACCACGAAAGCCACCGCGATGAATGATCGGCTTGTTGTTGTCGCCAACGCTGACCTTCACCGCCGACCAGCCGTAGGCGTGAAAGCCCTCCCAGAGCCCTTCGGTGCCCTGACATTCAGGGCACCGAAAGACAGCCTTCGAATAGTCGAGTTCGTACTTAGCCATCGATCTCGCGGCCCGTCTCATCCTGGAGGTACTTGATGAGCGCATCAAGGGAGACGGCGGCTGCGTTCCAGCGGATCTGAGTCTCGGGATCCTTGAAGGCGTCGCCGCTGGTGTAGTGACGTACGGCGTAGCCAATGCCCTCATTCTCGATGATGTCGATTGCTGTCCCGTTGGTGTACTCACCGTACTCAGCCCTAGACATGCGTGTTCTCCTTGAGCAGTGCGTAGTTGTCTTCGTTCTCGAACATCTTCCTGAACTGCATCCAGTCGCCCTGGAGATTGCCGTTGTAGTCAGCCGACACCTCGACCGACGATCCTACCTTGGCCTGGTGCTCGGTGGGCGACCAATGTGCGCTCGACGTGAGCATCTTGGCGCGCCTGTACGAACGACCTAGCGACTCATCCTGATCGTGCGTGTCGAAGCTGACACGCGCCGCCCTCCCAGCATCGACCATCGCCGCTGTCTTACCCGGCGACAGTAGTTCCCGGTCTTCAGGACTCAACATCGGCAGGTGCCACTCGTAGGTATTGACGAGCTTTGGCTGATTCTCGCGATACAAGGCCTCCATCATCTCAGCAACGCGCCGAAACTCGGGCTGCGCGGCGGCGTCGGTGCGGAGCGCGAAGAAGTTCTCCCACTCCGTCGCAGTCGCGATCACCGTGTGCCACAGCCACGGCTCAAGGACGCGATTAGCGAACGACTTGTGGATACCGAGGCGGTCGAGCACGAACGCGGCGGCGATGCCGCCCCAGCGCGCCTTCAGCCATACCTGACGAGCCATCCAGGCACGCCACCCTGCGGCGTCGGACCCGGCCTGCATCCCGGCCTGCGCGGTTCCAAAACTGAGAGGCACGAACGGGTACTTCCGGACGCGCTCGATCTGCCGCTTGATCGGGATCGCTCGCGACGAAGCAGAGTTGCGACTGATGCGGCGGTGGGTATTGAACTCTGCGAGGATGAACCGAGGAATCGTGACCAGGAACGTCGTCAGCCGGTAGCCAGCGGGCGAGATCGAGTCGGCGAGGATCTCAGCGGAGAATGTGTTGCCCTTGGTGGGCTCGTTCGGCATGGGAAACAGGCGTCCAGATACGTACCACGCGAACAACGCGATGATGATGATGCCGATAATCATGCTGCTACCTCACGCACCTGAGTGATGACGTCCCAATACCCGTCATAGGCTGACTTGTCGTTCTCGTCGATGTCGTCCCAGACGTCACCAGCGCCAGGACCGAGGCAATCATGAAGGATCTCGGTGACCCGCAGAAACCCAGACGCAGTTCCGGGCGTAAGCACGATCGAGCCGCGGCTGACTTCCTCAACTCGCTCGACGAGTCGGTCTACGAGTGCCTCCCAGATATGAGGGTCGATCTCTTCGGCCCAGGCGTCGAAGCCGCTTCGGCCCTGTAGTTCTTCGAGCACCTCATCGACGACGACCGCGGCGAAACTAGACATACCACTTCTCCTCTCGCGAGCCCATCGGCTCGATCTGTGTCACGTACTGCACCCTTCCTAGTTCCTTCGGGTAGTGGATCGACATATCAGGGAAAAGAGCACGCGCCTTGAAGGCGACCTCGTGGACGACGCGTGTGTTCGCGTACGTCGGCGAGATCTCCCACAGGTAGCCGAGAAAGCGCCGCCGGTAGAGGGCGTTCTCGGGAAGCGACGCGATCAGCGCGTGCTTCCACGACGGGTGCGCGCGATTTTCGACAACACGGTAGGTCTCGTGGCGGCGCTGCTTCGGGTCTTCGTAGACGTACGCGCGGAGGCGGACGACGATCTGGTGGGCGATCTCGTCGACCACCCAATCGAGGTTCTGGACGCCCTGAAGGAGGTTCTTCGAGAGCGCGGTCTGGACCTGAAGTTGTACAGCTTCGAGGATCTTGGTCTCATACGAGACGATCGGCGATAGGGAGATGACTACTCCTGTCGTTGCGGGCGCTTCCAGTCATCGGGAAGTCCCTTGAGGGTTCTGTACGAGCGCATCCCACAACGCCCGAGTACGATGTTCTGCGCCGCGTGGATCGCCGACACGAATTCCTTGATGTCGGCGGTGTGCTCTTGTTGCAGAGCAGCGAATGCGGTCGCGGCCTCGCCGAGAAGGTCGAGGACTGCTACTTCAGCGTCTTCGAGCATTCGGCCGGGCGAGCATCTTGTGGAGCTTGCGGCGCTCCCGCTGCATTGAAGCCGACGCCTCGCGCACGCGCTCGTGTAGATCGGCGTTGTAGTTGGTCTGGGCGGATGATGATGCGCGGCCGAGATACGACCTCAGGGGCTTCATCGCGCTTCTGAGACGATCGCGCGCCTCTTGAAGGTCGGCCTCGCGCTGCGAGCTTCCGCGCTGAGATCGCCTGCGGTGAAACTTCCGCACCATCTGAGCGTGGCGAACAGCGGCCTCGGCGGCGATGAGTTCGTCCTCGATGGGGTGCTTTGCTGCCATACAAGGAATCGTACCAGATGTCAAGGGCTGCCGTCGGCGCTTCGTACCACAGCGAAATCGACAAAGATGACGCCTGCGTCAGATTCAAGTGGTCCGAAGGTGCCTAAAAAATTTGGCTCTAGAATGCGGCGATCGGCCACTTGACACTTCGCCCCCCTATAGAGGGGGGCAAGTGGTGTGGGCAGTAGCCGGGTGAGGCTTGAAATACACCTCACTGATGCGTACCACTTAGCGTGGCACGGCGCGGCCTAAGATTCGTGGCCGTGGATTTCAAGGCGATGATTCGCGCCCAGGGTGGCGCTTCCCAGAAGGCGTTCCCGGCGACGCCAGACCTCTTGGCCGGGCCGACGCAGCCAATCGTCGTCGATGGTCCCGCGCGGACGCGGATGCCGTTCGGACAGCGCGAGGCCGGGCGGCACCTCAACGCCTACGGCGGCAAGACCGACGCCATCGATTGGGTCATGGACTGCGTCCGGCTCATCTCCGAGACAGCGTCATCGGCGGACTGGCACTTCGAGCAGCGCGGCACGACGTTCATCCCGGAGTCGCGCCGCACCCCTCATACGCCTGACGAGGTCAAGGACGCCCCGTTCCTGCTGGGCAAGCTCTTCGACTCCCCGAATCCGTTCATGGACTATGAGGAGCTTATCGAGCTAACATTGATCGACTACCTCCTCACCGGCAACGCCTATTGGCTGAAGTGGCGTCCTGACTCCTCCGGCCGTCCGCTTGCGCTGTATCGCCTAGCGCCGCCGCTGATCAAGGTCGTTCCCGGCCAGTGGGGCGTCGAGTCCTATGAGTACTCCGTGCCCGGAACAGGCAAGCTCAAGATCCCGGCTAATCAGGTCATGCACTTCAAGATGCCTAACCCGCACGACCCGTACTACGGGCTGGGCATCATCCAAGGTGGCGCGCGCGTCTTCGACATGGACCTCGCGCTCACCGACACGATGGCCAGCTACTACGAGAAGCGAGCCCAGCCGTCGATGGTCGTGCAGTCCGACCGTCGTGTCCCGAAGGACGTCCTGCGCCGCCTCCAGACGCAGCTTCGCGCCATGTACGGCGGTCCGCGCAACGCGGGCGCGCTCATGGTGCTCGAAGCCGGCCTGAAGTACCAGTCGATCGCGCCGTCTGCGACCGACGCAGCCTTCGCGTCGCTCACCGAGCTTTCCCGAGATCGCATCCTAGCGATGTTCCGCGTGCCGGCGTCGCTGCTTGGCTACGCAAGTCCTGCCCAGACCGGCACCGGGAACACCGATCAGCGCATCTTCGACACCAAGACGATGCGTCCGCTTCTGAACAAGCTTCAGAAGGCGATCTCGCGCGCCATCACCTCGTCGTGGGAGATGGACTTCAAGATCCAGTACGAGTACATCATCCCGGAGGAGGAGAAGCTACGACTGTCGTCGGCCTTCGCGGCTCTGCCGGGAGTCCGCATCCGCGAGGTGCGCAAGTACGCTGGTCTTGATCCGCTCGGCGACGAGCGCGACGACATGGTCATCAACTTGCCTGGTCCGAATGGAACCGCCAACGACACCACAGCCGGCTTCCCTGACTTCAACCTCGCTGGCGAACCGGGCCGGCCGCCGAACCCAGAGAACACCGTGGCGTTCCCTCGCAGCGTCCGCGATACTAACGTTCCGAAGCCTAAGTCGCGCACCTCCGTGGCATCCGGTAAGACACCGACACCGGAAGAGGTCCTGGAGCGCCTAGAGGAGATCGCTGCCTCCCAGGAACCCCTAGAAGACATCAAGGCCATGGAACCGGCCAACCACGATCTTGCGTCGCGTATCACGCCTCCGGACGACGTTCTGATGACTGATCGTGACCTTGCCGTCGACGCCATTACGGCCGAGCTTACCTCTGAGATCAAGGAAGCAATCCACTCCCTTGAGCGTGACCTCCTGGACGAGCTTGAGCGCGCCGTCGAAGGTAAGGCACCCGGCGACCGAATCCGCAGCAAGCTTCGCAAGTCTGCCGCATGGACCAAGTTCAGCGAGTTGATGGCTCGCGCGCTTGAGCGCTCCACGAAGCGCGCCGTGTCGACGTCGGTGATCCAGCAGGGAACCCTGGGACGCCGACCAGACGAGGAGGTCGACTACGAGGCCGTAGCGCGGGAGGTCGTTTACCGCAAGGGCGGTCTTCGCGCGATCATCAACAATCTCCGCAACGATGTTGCCCGTAAGGTCGCCGAGGCTTTGAAGGCCGGCCAGACCAAGGCCGACGTCGAGCGTGCCATCCGAGGCGAGATGGATCGCTGGCGTGATGGCCACGCCGAGACCGTGGCCATGACCGAGGCCGTCCATGCCTACAACGAGGGTGTCCTTACGGTGGCCGAGTTGAACGGCGAATCCCATGTCTTCGTCCACGACGGACGCGATCACGACGAGCCCTGCATTGCCGCCGACGGCCAGGTCTGGACGATCGACGAGGCGCGCGAACGACGCCTAGAGCATCCGCGCTGCCGCCGAGCGTTCACGCCAATCTTGCTGCCGCCCGAGACGGTAATCTAGATCGACCATGACAAAGGGCCGCAAGAAGAGAAAGCGCAAGCCGGGCGCGCGCACCGGCGTAGCCGTCAAGGCGCACTCGCGTTCGCCTCGCGGACCTGACCGCGGCAAGACCCGTGTCATCGTGGATTCGTATCAGCGCGGCAAGCCGCGCAACACGCCGAAGTCGTCGGCATCGCGCCGCAAGAAGCGCCGCAAGCGCCGTCGGTAAAAACAAGCCGGGACTGCTAGACTTCTAGCACCCCATGCAGCGAACGGAAGCACTACCAGACCTGCCGATCGTTGGCTCGATCCGCATCGATGTCGTCCTGAACGCCAACGGCACAGCGCCTGAGTTCTCCTACGAGGGCATGTCGCCTGAGCAGGTTATCGGCTATCTGACGGTTGTCAAGGACCGAATGCGTGAAATCGTCGCGCGCGACTGGCCTGAACCGGAACTCGACTTCATGCTTGATCTCGATTCAATCGAGATCGACTGTCCGCACTGTGGGGAGACCGTAGAGATCGATCCCCAGGAGGACGAGCATGAGTGACGACGAGCAGCCCGATTTCGGCGCGCGCAGCCCCCAGTTCACGCACGACGAGATCAATCTCCTCGTCGCCGAGGTGGAGCGTCAGGGCGGGGCGATTCTACCCGACCGCTGCGAGGGGCAGGAACTCCGCTTTCCGAAGGCGCGCGGCAAGGACTTCGATTTGGCCACGACCTGCGGCTGCGGCAATGAGACCATGGCCGTCGTCACATATGATCCGTCGGGCTCGTCTAAGAAGCGCAAGCAGATGGTCGAACGTGGCGCTGGCTTCGCTCGCGTCTGCCTGGTCTGTGATCTTGGCGGCCTGTGGCCGCGCTTCTCCAAGGTATTGGAGGACGAGTAGTGCTAGCGCCGCTTAGCCAGGCACTGCTTGTGCTGGCCACGCTGTTGACGTTTGCCGTTACACCGTGGGCCGGCATTCCGATCGCTGTGTTCGCTGTCCTCAACGAGGTCGTCCGCTTCCTGCTCATGTACGGCACCACGGAGGACGAAGAGTGATCGCTGATCGCCCCGGCGAGGTCGAGCGCGCCCGCCGCTGCTCGATCTGTAATCTCAACTGGCCTGTCATCGACGTCTATAAGAAGTGCCCGTCTTGCGACGAGCCGACGTCGCTGTGTAAGAACGTGACGCCTCTCGATATTGCCGAGGCTCGCTCAGAGAAGCTCCGTTTCGACTTCGAGAAGTACTATCAGAAGTGGGACGACGAGCATTCCCCGGACCGCCTGCGCGCAGATGCGGACGGGGCGACCGCTTAGCCCGCGCGCCCAGGTCAAACTAGCCCGCGCCGGCCTCGTTATGGCCGTTGGAATCGGGCTAATAACCACCGATAAGGTGGTACGAACGCTGGGCCTGCCCTCGTGTTTGACCGGCAAAGCGGTTGATACTTTTCTCGGTTCCGAGGAGCGCGACGACTTCGTCAGTCGCACCTCGCCGCCTGGCCCGCCGCCAGCAACGAGATAATAACTTTCAGCACTAGGAGTACATGTTGTCGCACTCGCTGCCGACTCTCTATCAGCAGCAGATCCACCAGTCTAAGTACGCCCGTTGGCGTGATGATCTTGGCCGCCGTGAGACCTGGGAAGAAACCGTTGACCGCTTCGTAGACTATGTTCGTAGTCATCTTGAGCGACGCTATCGACCGCTCTCTGAAGATGACTACGCATTGATCAGGAAGTCTATCCTTTCGTGCGATGTGCTGCCGTCGATGCGTGCGCTGATGACGGCTGGACCAGCGCTAGAGCGCGACGCCACCGCGGCCTACAACTGCTCGTACATTGCTGTGAACCGCAAGGAAGCCTTCGACGAGGCCATGCACATCTTGATGTGCGGCACAGGCGTTGGCTTCTCTGTCGAGGCCGACGAGGTCGCTCAGCTTCCCGAGATCCCCAACAATCTGATCCGCAGCGATGAAGTCATCGTTGTTGAGGATTCCAAGGATGGTTGGGCGTACGCGTTCCGTGCGCTGGTTGCTGCTCTCTATGAGGGCCGCATTCCTGAGTTCGACGTGTCGCGTGTCCGCGAGGCCGGCGCGAAGCTCAAGACCTTCGGCGGTCGCGCCTCCGGTCCTGCGCCGCTGGTGCGGCTCTTTCTGCACACAATTGGTGTGTTTGAGCACGCCGCCGGTCGCCGCCTTACGCCGTTCGAGGCGCATTCCATCATGTGCATGGTGGGCGAGGTCGTCGTCGTGGGCGGCGTTCGTCGTTCTGCGTTGATCTCACTGTCGTCGCCTGACGACCTCATCATGCGCGACGCCAAGTCCGGCGCGTGGTACGACGACGATCACCGCAAGCATTTCGCTCTAGCTAACAACTCAGCGGCCTGGGATGGTCGACCATCGAGAGCGGTCTTCGATGCTGAGTGGTCGGCGTTGCGCGCGTCGGGCAGTGGCGAGCGCGGATTCTTCAACCGCGTCGCAGCCGCGGCTAAGGCTACCTCGTTGGGACGCCGTTTGTTCAAGTTCGGCCTCAACCCCTGCGGCGAGATCATCCTTCGTGATCGTCAGTTCTGCAATCTGTCGCAGGTCACGGTTCGTCCCGAGGACACAGAGGCGACGCTGGCCGATAAGGTACGCGTCGCAACCATCATCGGCACCGTCCAGTCGTCGTTTACGCACTTCCGCTATATCAGCGACGAGTGGAAGAAGAACTCCGAGGAAGAGCGCCTGCTCGGCGTCGGCATGACCGGCGTGCAGGACTCGCCGCTGCTGAACGCCAAGGCTGATAAGTCAAGGATGGCCAACATCCTTGATTACCTCAACAACGTGGTCAAGGCTACGAATGCCGAGTATGCGGCGAAGATCGGCATCAACGCATCCCTCGCGCGCACGTGTATGAAGCCGGCCGGAAACTCGACCGAGCTAGTTGGTGGCCACGGCAACGGCATGCACGCCGCCCACGGTCGGCGCTACGTGCGCCGCAACCGCGGCAACAAGCATGATCCGGTCGCCAACGTCCTGTACATGGCGAACGTTCCTGTCGAGGACGATGTCATGAATCCTGACAAGACATGGGTCTTCTCGTACCCGAAGGTCGCCCCGGACACGGCGATCACACGCGCAGATCTCTCAGCTATCGAGGTTCTCGAACACTGGAAGGTCTTCGCCGAGCATTGGTGCGACCACAACCCGTCCGTGACCGTCAACGTCCGCAACGATGAGTGGGACGAGGTCGGAGATTGGCTGTACGAGCACTTCGACATCGCCGTCGGGCTGTCGTTCCTGCCATACTCTGAACACACCTACGAGCAGGCACCGTACGAGGAGCTTGACGAGGCGCGGTTCTCGAAGCTGGTCTCCGAATCTCCGACCGAGGTGGATTGGTCGTTGTTGTCGGTGTATGAGTCTGACGACATGACCGAGGGCTCTCAGGAGCTTGCTTGCGTAGCAGGCGCGTGCGAAATCTGATAAACTCAAGTAGTTCGTTGGTCACAAGAGCCGCCCGAGGGCGGCTCTTGTCGTTGTGGGGTCTAATATAACCAGCATGGCTCGAAAGACTATGCCCACCGCTAATCGCGCTCGCTCCGTCGCACGCCCAGCCCAGGGCAACAACGCTTCGAAGCCGGCCAAGACCTTCACCAACCTCGCGAATCAGAAGGCACCCGACTACCACGTCGCTGGTAAGTCCGGAACCGCCGGCCGCGGGACCGGTAAGCGTGTCTACAAGGACACCGTAGCCGACTACAAGTAGTCGACTACTACTACATAGCTTCTTTAGGGCCAGGTCGTCGACCTGGCCCTTCGTGTTTCTGGCGAGCCGATACGTACGATTTTCCCTATGTCATTCGGCACTAAGGCAGTCACCACTCAGACAGACGGAACGCAGCAGGCGGAGTTCCGCTACGACTTCTTCCTCGACCAGAAGGCCTACGAGGTCACCGAGGATGAGAACGGTGACCTATGGATCGAGGGCTACGCCTCCGACTGGGGAATTGACCGACAGGAAGAGGCATTCGAGCCAGGCTCGTTCGAGCGTGGCCTGAAGAGCTTCCTCGCGATCAACCCAATCATGCTCTACCACCACCAGTACGACAAGGCGCTAGGTGTGTTCACCGACGCCAAGGTGGACGAGCACGGGCTGTGGGTGCGAGGCCGCGTTGACCGTCCGGCCGCCGGCTCGTGGGCCGAGGACATCTTCAACAAGATCAAGCGCGGCACCATCAAGGCGTTCTCAGTTGGCGGCATCTTCAAGCGCCGTATGACTAAGGCCGGACCGCGAATCTACGACGTCGACCTCGGTGAGATCAGCGTCACGCCGTTCCCGGTCAATCCTCGCACGACCTTTGCGGTAGTTGCGGGTAAGGCCTTCGAGACTGCTCCTGCGCTTGAGGGTAAGGCCGAGGATGAGGATGTTCCGGCCGTCGAGGTCGTCGATGATCCGGTCGTCGAGCCGGAGGTAGAGGAAGCTCCGGAGACGGAAACACCGGCACCTGACGAGCCTGAAGTCGCTGAGCCAGAGGCCGACGAGCCCGACGCTGAAGACGAGCCAGTCGTGCCCGCGGTAGAACCAGGGTCGATCACAGCCGAGCACATCGCCAACGGCTCGATCAACACAGAGCACCTATCTGATGAACTCCGTTCACGATTCAGCGAACTCAAGGAGACGGTTGGTATGTCTCCCGAGGAGGTCGCTGCGCGCGTTGACGCGCTTGTCGGAAAGCTCGGCCAGGTCATCGAACACGTAGGCCTCAAGGAAGTTCAGGACAACACTGAGGGTGCTGACGGTGTCCATGTCTACTAGTGGTACTCGATTTGTCAGAGCGTTCTGTACGTTTTGTGAAGTCGAACCAATCACCGACGTCACTGAATGTCGGACGGCCCTCTAGGATTTATCACTAGTTATGGAACTTCAGGAAATCGTTGCCAAGATTGAGGCCCTAGAGAGCCGTGCAAGCGAGCTTCTCTCCAAGGCTGAGAGCGGCGCACCAGCAGAAGACGTCAAGTCCTTCATCGAGCAGGTCCAGACCGAGATCACGCCGGAGATCGAGCGCTTGAAGGCCGAGCGCGCCGAGCGTGAGCGCGAGGAAGAGGTCAAGGCGCTCCGCGCCAAGGTCACGACCCTCGACGAGGTCATCGAGGATCTCAAGAAGCCGATCGGCCCGTTCGCTATCGGCCGCACTGACGGCAAGGCAGTCTCCGACGAGGAGACACCTTACGACTCGGGCGAGTATTCCTTCTTCAACGACATCCGCATCGCCTCCAAGGGTGACGGCGCGGCGCGCGAGCGCCTCATGGCCGCCGCTGGCGGAAAGGCGATGACCGAGGGTACGTCCAACCAGGGCGGCTACCTCGTCGAGAAGCAGATCGAGCGCCAGATCGTAGAGGTACGCGAGTCGGACAACGTACTCCGCGCACTCTGCTCGAAGCTCAACATCACCACGAACGAGCTACAGCTTGATCAGCTAACGCTGGGTACGTCGGCTGGATGGGTCGCGGAGCTTGCGACCAAGCCTGAGTCGACCAGCATGAGCAAGACCACGGTCTCGGCTTCGGTCTTCACCGCAGCCGGCCTGGCCACGATCTCGAACCAGCTACTCGCTGACTCGAACCCGGCCGTCGACCGTCTGGTCACCGCCGACCTGGCAAAGCGCCTCGTCGCCCTTGAGGAGACAGCATTCCTCAACGGTTCCGGCTCAGGCCAGCCTCTCGGCCTGCTCAACACGCCTGGTCTCGGCGCTACCACGCTGACCAACACGACCGTCACCGACGACGGCGGACTGCTCGACGCGATCCTGGACGCCATCGCTGACGTCCAGAACAACCACGGCGAGCCTAACGCGATCGTCATGCACCCACGCACCTGGACGCGCATCCTGAAGGCTAAGGACGCAGCCGGTCTGTACCTCGTCGGTCCGGACTCGGTCCAGCAGGGGCGCGCAGCCAACAAGTCACTGTTCGGCTTCAAGGTCGTCACCAGCAACCGCATCCCGACCAACCTCGGTACGGGCACGAACGAGTCGCGCGTCATCGTCGGAGACTTCTCCGAGGCTCTGATCCTCGACCGCCAGGGCATCACGGTCGACGAGTCGCCGCACGTCCTCTTCACCAGCAACCAGACGATCTTCCGCGCTGAGCAGCGTGTCGGCTTCACCGCCGCCCGCGCACCGGTGGCCTTCAACGTCATCGGCGGCGTCGGCCTCGTCAACGGCTAAGCCGTAGGAGTACTTGAGAATGGCAACTGAAGACCGATACACAGTAGTCCGCGAGGTTCGCGAGGCTCAGGGCGGCGGAGAACTGCACGTCCACGAGACCTCCTTCCGCGCAGACGAGGTAATCCTCGATCCGAACTCGCCGCTGGCGGTTCAGATTCCTGAGGACGCAGACGCAAGGCGCGACCGCATCGCCGTACCGCTCGGCGAGGCTCTCGCAACCGGCGTCGTCGAGGCCAAGTTCGGCACCACTGCCGCTCCGATCCCTGTCTCTTCCGAGGCCGGCGACGGCAGCGACTCGGACCACGTCCGCGCTGTCGGTGCGGAGTCCGGAGAGGAGCACGTTCCAGACCTCTCGTAGGTTCGGAGCGAATCGAAATTCCACAGGGCCGCCTCTCGGGGCGGCCCTTTTCGTGTCCGCACGAGGAGTAGCCTTACCTTATGGCCGATTTGATTACTCTCACTGAGTTCAAGACAGCGCTAGGGTTGCCGATCCAGACCGACCCAAGCGACGGTAAGCTCTCGTGGCACATCGCCTCGGCGTCGGCGCTGGTCAGGAACTACACCGGTCTTGAGTTCCTCGTCACCGACGAGTACGCCTTCGCAGAGGACCGCAGCTACGAGTACGATGGTTGCGGATTCCTTGATATCGATGAGTGTCAGGAAGTAACCGCCGTCGCTGTTCAATCGGGCTACATCGGCGACACCACGACCACAACATCGCTGACCGTGAATGAGTGGTCAGCGTATCCGTTGAACGGTCCTGTACGTCAGTGGCTGAGGCTGGCACCGAACGCCTACGGTGTTGGCAGCCCAGAGATGGGATTCACGTACAACCTGGACACGTTGGCCTACAAGCTTCCTTCGCGGCCCAACATCGTCATCGTTACGGCCTCGTGGGGCTGGCCGGCGATTCCCGACGATGTCAAGCAGGCAACGATCATCACCGCCGAGGCGATGTCTGAGGGCAACCGACCATATACTCAGGAATCGATCGAGAACTACTCGCGCACACGAGGCGCGTCCGATCTCGAAGAGCCGCTACCGCTTCGCGCTCAGGCCATCCTCCAGAACTACATCGTTCCTCGCGTCTAAGCTGTGGGTGAGATCACAGCCAAGTCGAGGGTTGTGATTGCACGCGACAACTTTGGTCGCTTTGCTGCTCGCTGCGATGAGGCAGCCGTCGCGACAGTCGCACGCACGGTCAAGGAAGGCGAAGAGGCTGCTCGCGCCCTAGCTCCGGTCGGAAAGGCCAGCGGCCGCAAGCCCGGCGATATTCCACTCAAGGCCTCAATGCGTAGCTCCGCCGAGGGGACGCGCGGATACTGGTACTCTATCTCTCAGCACGCGCTATATGTTGAACTAGGCACCAGCCCACACATCATCAAGGGAAAGCTGCACTTCTTCTGGAGGGGCGGCGAGTTCGTGTGGAACAACCCGCACTTCGGTCCCGTCGGTAGCGGTAAGGGCTATGAGAACTGGGATGAAAGCGGCGCGTGGGTTCGTCACCCGGGAACGCGCGCACAGCCCTTCCTACGGCCTTCGTATGACCAGGTAGCGCGCCACCGAATGATGCAGATCGCCAAGGAGGAGTATCCGGGCTGATGACAGTTGTAACTGACCCATACACGATTCTCGCTAACGCACTCGAAGTAGTCATCGAGACAGAGTTCAGCGATCTTCCGTTCTTGACGATCCGCCACGATCGCCTTCACGCCTCACTGGGCGCTGACGGACGTAACTACGTCGGCATCTACCCAGACGTCGAAGAGACCCGCGGCATCGAGCTTGTCGGGCAGGTCACGATCCAGTTCTTCGACCCCTACAAGGCTGACATCGACCCGCAGCAGATTGTCGATCCCCGCGTCATCGCCAATAAGGCCGAGCGCCTGAGACGCGCGCTGGCTAAGGCTCGCATCACTGGCGCTGCCGGCGTCTGGTATTTCGATGTGACCATGACTCGCTACACCAATGACGCGACCGGCAACAAGTCTCGTTTTGAGATGACGGTCCAGTCACGCGGCAACAATTCTGCACTGGTGGAGACGACTGGCTAATAAGGTTTCTGGCGAGCCGTCGGGTATCTTTTGTGATCATGGCGAAGATCTCAAAGGCTGCCGGCGCGCCTAGCGGTGCTATCAACGTTTCGATCGGATCGGTTTCGTTCACGGTCGACGCATCGCCGTACGTGACTGACGACCGCGAGGTCGTCGAGGCCATCAAGAACTCATACTCGGATCTCTTCACTGTTGTTGAAGACGACGCTCCAGTAGCGCCGCCTGCACCGACCTCTGATCCGGTAGACGACCCTAAGACCCCAGCAGCGGACTGGAAGGAGTAACCAATGGCAGGATTTTCTGGTAAGTCCGCATGGATCGCAGGAGCAAAGCAGAGCGCTAAGGGCACTGTAGCGTCAGCGCCTGCGTTCGCCAACGCATTCTCCGGCGGCAACATCGCTCCGGTTCTTCAGACCGATCGTCTCGCTGAGACCGACTCGTCTCGCGACCAGGCCGCGGCCTACCTCACCACCTCTGGCGTCGAAGGCTCGCCTGAACTCTACGTTCGCCCTGAGTCGCTAGGCTTCTGGCTCTACGGCGCACTAGGCAGCATCGCCTCGTCGGGAACCACCAACTACACCCACGTGATCAAGCCGGGCCAGTCGCTGCCTTGGTACACCCTGTGGCGCAACATCGGCGGCGCAGGCGCGCTGTTCGAGCGCTTCCAGGACTGCCAGGCAGGATCGATCACGATCGCCGCTGAAGCCGGTCAGCCGCTGACCGCCACGATTGGCGTTCAGGGTCTGATCCCGACGCGCCTGACGAGCGACCCGCTGGGTTCGGTCACGCTGGACTCCGACGTTCCGTTCAACTTCAACAACGCGGCCATCACGCTCGGCGGATCTTCGACTCGCCTGATTCGTTCGTTCAGCGTTACTGTTGAGAACAACCTAGAGCGTCAGCAGACCGACGACATCGTTCCGTACGACATCGCTGCCGGCCAGCGCGAGATCAGCCTTTCGTTCGACCTGCTCTTCCAGGACCTACAGGAGTACAACAAGTTCTACTACGGCGGCGCTGCCGGCACCTCCGTTCAGCCGAACATCTTCACCACGGCCGCGAACTTCACGTTCACCATCGACGCCAATAACGAGATCGCCTTCGACTTCCCGTCGATCGCATACGAGGAGTTCCCGGCTGAGCCAGATCCGTCTGGTGGTCCGATCATTTCCTCGGTTCGCGCCGTCGCCCAGAAGGCCACCGGCGTTACCGACCTGCTAACGGCGACACTGAAGAACCAGACCGCTAGCTACTAAGCCTAGGCGCTTCGCTACCGCCTGGACCTGAAGGCCGCCACTTGGCGGCCTTCTTCATTTATTGCCTCTCGTTTCTGTATTCTTCTATTACATGGACAACGACGCACGGCTTGAGCTAGCTCTGGCGCAAGCGAAGCGAGTACAGCGGGAGTCCCGCTTGCTAGTCCAGTCACTCGCAAGAATGCGGGACTCAGAAACCACAGCCCAGGAGGCACAGGATGAGCACAAGCGACGCGACGGTAGTACGGAAGCCTAAGGACGTATCGGCCTGGAAGAAGGCCGGAGTCCACGACGTAGCTCTGCCAAGCGGCGCGCTCGTCACGATCAAGATCCCCAACCTTCCCGAGATGGTGAAGAACGGGTCGATCCCCAACAACCTCCTCGACGCCGCAATCGGCGCGATCCAGAAGGAGACCATCACTCGCGAGCTAATCGCAGAGCAGGCTGACTTCTTCTCCCTGCTCGTTACGACGATGGTGGTTGAGCCGGCCATTGACGCAGCCGACGTTACCGAACTCCCCTACGAGGACATCGAGCTTCTCGTAGAGATCGGCACACGTCAGCGTGACCTCGACGCACTCGGCAACCACATCTCCGGCCTCCACCGTTCGGCAGAGTGGCGGCGATTTCGTGGCCTCGACTACGGCGACTAGGCTCTGGAGAACCTATAAGGAAGCGGGCCGTCCTTGGCCGCAGATGGATTCCGACGACGTCATTGACTACATGATCATGGAGGCGTTGTCGGTGAAGCAGGCCAAGGAGGAACGCGACGCCGAGAAGGAACGCAAGAGAAAGGAATGGCAGAACGACGGTGACGGTCTAGCAAGACTGCGCGCCGCGGCTAGTTAGGAGGAGGTGAGAGCACCCAGATGGCAGGCGAGGAAATCCTAGGACACGGTAAGATTGTTGTCGAAGTTGACAGCAATGTTGGCCGTGAACTCAAGGAGGTCGAAGCTCAGTTCGACCGAACGATGGCGAAGCTGGACCGCAAGGAAGCCGAGCTACGTCTGGGTGCCGACACTTCTGAGTTCTACGCCAAGCTGCGCAAGGCTCAGGCCGATAAGGAGCGCTGGGAGCACGAGCGTGCCACTGCGACGCTCGACGTTGATGCGCGTAAGGCCAACGCTGGTTTTGCGAACGCGACGCGACGCCTCAAGCAGTATGAGGCTGAAAACGTCAAGCTCTACAACCGCGTCCAGCAACTTGACGAAGATCGCGCTCTTGCTGTAGAACGCAACGAAAAGAAGATCGCTCAGGTTCGCGCCGCACAGGCTAAGAAGACCGCCGACGCGATCAAGAAGGCTGAGCAGGAAGCGGTCAAGGCTGCCGAGGAAGCAGCTAAGAAGCGAGCCGCCGCCGGTGAAAAGGCGCGCGCCGCCGAGGTCAAGGCTGAGGAAGACAAGGTCCGGGCCGCAGTTGCCGCCGAGAAGAAGCGCGCGCTTGAGGCCGAAAAGGCAGAGCGCAAGCGCGTAGCTGAGGCCGAGAAGGCTGCCCGCGCTGAGGCGGCGGCGCGCGAGAAGGCAGAGAAGGCCGAAGCCGCCGAGCGTGAAAAGGCTGCCCGCGCCGAGATCGCACAACGCGAGAAGACCGCCAAGGCGATCCGAGATGCTGAGGTCAAGGCTCAGCGCGCTGCCGAGCAGGCGTCGGCCCGCCGGGCGCGCGAATCCGAGAAGGCACGACGCGCAGAGGTCAAGGCAGAAGAGGCGCGAGTCCGAGCCGCTGTCCGCGCTTCCCGCATCTCCGAGAAGGCCACCAGTGACGCTGAGGCTCTACGCGCGCGTGAGCTATCGACGGTCAAGCGCGACACGGTTCGCTACCTTGACCTGCTTGAGCGCCGCCAGAAGCTCGTCGACAAGCGCAATCGAGTCTTCATTGATAAGCGCCAGCGCGACAAGATCGATCTCAAGATCGACGCCCACACCGAGGAGATTGATCGTCTCGAAGAGCGACTACACCGATTGGGTCATCCCCCGCCAAAGATCTCCTTCGACGTCGATGAGCGCGGAACCAAGGCGTTGTCGCGTTGGGCGGCAGCGCTATCTGATACGACGGTCCGACTTGGTCCATTTACCTCAACAATCGGTGGTGCGATTAGAGCACTAACGCTGCTCGGTCCTGTCGTCGTTGGCGTCGCCGGGGCCGTGTTGTCGTTGGGCGGCGCGATCGGCGCTGGTCTCGCTGGAGGCATCGGCCTCGGCTCGGCCGCATTGGCTGGCTTCGTTCCGCTCATCGGCGGAACCGCCGTCGCGTTGCTACCGGTGGCTCAGAACCTGAAGGCTGCGTTCGCGTCCCAGAAGAAGTACAACGACGCGGTCTCCAAGTACGGCAGCAAGTCCAAGCAGGCGAAGACCGCCCAGGATCAGTTGAACTCTGTCTTCGCGCACATGCCGAAGCAGACCGCCGAGGCCTTCAAGGGCCTAGAGAGGCTGAAGAAGTCCTTCCAGGACGCGACCAAGCCAGCCGCGAACCGCGACTTCGGCAAGGTATTCAGCGAGGGCATCAAGACTGCTGACAAGCTCTTGCCGTCCTTTGCTGCTCGCACGCGCGGCTTCATGGATCGCGCCGCAAACGGCATTTCCGAGGCGTTCCAGCGCCTGCGCAGTAAGGGCGGGCGGGACACCCTCAACAATATCCTTGAGAACGCAAATCGCTCACTGACGCCGCTCCTGCACGGACTGACCTCGTTGGGTGCGGCCTTCGGCCACATCGCGTCTGACTTCTCGAACTTCCTCCCTGGGCTGTCGAAGGGCTTCGCTGACTGGGCCGACAACGTCAACCGCGCGTCCAAGTCCGTCGGAGCCAAGAACGCAGTCCGCACGATGGTGGACGGATTCAAGGCGCTCATCCACATCACTGCGTCAGCGACACGCCTGCTGGCGACGTTCTTCGGAGTTGCCGCCGGCCGCGGCGGAGGAATCGACTTCCTCAACTCGATCGCTGACGGAATGGATCGCATCTCGGACAACATCCGTGCGAACCCAGGCGGACTGGGCTCCTTCTTCAAGGACTCCATCAAGACCACACAAGACCTCTACCAGGTCCTGAAGCCGCTCGCCCAAGTATTCATCGAGTGGGCGACGATCATGCGTCCGTTCTCCGACATCATCTTGAATGTGTCGGCGACCTTCGGCCGCTGGATCGCAGATATGGCACGCTTCAAGGGCGTCCGTGACCTTCTGGTAGGTGCGTTCGGAATCTTCCTGGCCGGAACGCTAGCGTCGAAGGTGCTGTCGGTGGTCGACGCGGTCAAGGAGCTTGGGGCGGCGATCAAGGCGCTCGGCGCGCTCAAGGTCGGCGGCGCGGCCATCGACTTCCTCACCGGCGGCGCGGCCGGTAATGTTGCAGGTCGTTTCCGTAAGGGCAAGGCAGCCGCTGGGGCCGCCGAGCAGCTAGCCTTGAATGTCGGCGAGGGTGCGGCGGGCGCTAAGGGGCTGTCGACGATTGAGAAGGTCGCAGGTAAGTCGACCAAGGAACTCAACTTGCTGCGAGGCGCAGCGGTCGGTTCTGGGGTCGCAATCGGCGAACTCAGCGGCGCTAGCATCGCCTTGACCGGTGGCCTGGCTGGGCTTGCCGCAATTGGCGGCTTCGCAGCCTACAAGATCGCGACGATGAAGACCGGTCTTCAGAAGCTGAAGGACTCGATCAAGAACACAGACAAGGTCAACAAGGACTTCAACTCGAACATCGCGCAGTCGTCCGAGGCGACGCTGATCGCTGGTCAGGCGCAATATGGGTACCAGCAGTCGCTGGGCAAGGTTGCTGCTCTCAAGAAGCAGCTAAACAAGCTCGACGCAGCAGGTAAGTCCGGCACCATCGAATACAAGGACAAGCTCAACGAACTAAACGAGGCACTCAAGCAACGACAGGGCTACGAGGACGGCGTCCGAAAGGCTGCCCAGTTGAAGGCCAACGCCGATCAGAAGATCATTGACTCTCGCAACGAGCAGCGCAAGAGCCTCGACAACTGGCAAAAGGCCACACAGCGCGCCACCAGCGCGCAGAAGGACCTCGACCGCGCGCTCAAGGACGGCGAGGGCGCTAATGTCATTGAGGACAAGCGTAAGAAGCTCGCAGATGCGACCAAGCTAGCCGCGCAGGCAGAGGAGAAGTACCACTCGACGCTTGTTGCGCAGGGCCATGCTGCCCGTCAGGCCGCAGCCGACGCCCTCAACTACCAGCGTGAGCTTCACGGCCTGGTCGCTGCTAGCGGCTCTGCCAACACTGCGCTCGCCAATCTCTATCGCCGGTCGCAGAGCCTTGCCAAGCGCGTGGCGTTGAAGTTCGCTGATCCTAAGGATGCGGGCGCAGTAGCGGGTAAGGCAAGCTCGGCACTGAAGAGCGGCGTCAAGTCGAGCATCGTGCAGAAGATCATCATCGACTCGAAGTCGGCCGAGGAAGCGATCCGTCGCCTCGGAGCGCAGGTCAGGGCAGCGACCGCCCGCCGCGCTTCTGTCAAGCTTGGTCTTGACGACCAGGCGTCAGCTAGGATCGCTCACATCGTTAGCCGAGTCAACTCGCTGCCCGATGGTAAGACTAAGATCAAGGCCGTCGATGAGGCGACATCGAAGATCGCTCACATCATCAGCAGCATTCTGCATGTGCCTAACAAGGAAGCACGTCTGATCGCTCGCGATCTCATCACCGGTAAGGCTCGCGCAGCAACACAGGCGATCAAGCAGATCCCTAACAAGACAGTTACGTTGAACGCGCGCGCCAACCTCGGCCCGCTTCAGCAGGCTTACGCGCTCCTCAATAGCCTTCACAACAAGTCCATCACCTTGACGACGGTGCAGAACGTCATCAAGTCTGTGAAGAACTCGCGCGCCCGTGGACGTGGACCGATCGGGCCAGAGACAGCCCTCGTCGGCGAGGGCCGCGGACCTGAGCTTGTCGCCGACCACGCCACCGGCGCAGTGCGTGTTGTTCGTCAGCCGACATTGATGGACGTCAAGCGCAGTGAGTCCGTCATCCCGACCGAGCCTCGCTACCGCTCGCGCGGACTAGCGTTCTTCAAGGACTTCGCTCGCTCGATGGGTATCCCGATGTTCCAGAAGGGCAAGGCGGGCTTCCATCGGCCACACAACCGTGACGGCATCGCAGGCCCAGGCTTCTACCCGACGATGTTCACGCCGCGTAAGCCTGGCTCCTACACGAGCGGCCGGCGTAAGCACAACATCAAGGGTGCTGGATTTGGTAAGGGCCTCAAGCTCAACACTGAGTCGCCGAAGGCCATCTACGTCAAGCAGCTTCAGACCAAGGAAGAGGATCTCGGCCATGAGATTGACCTTCAGGAGCGCTCGATCAAGGAGCCCGACACGTTCCTCAAGAAGAGCGGCCAGAAGGACGGCCTCGGCAACGACATCTACGTCGTCGACAACGATCTTGTCAAGTCCTACACCGACAAGCTGAAGACGCTCAAGTCATGGCAGCAGAACCTCCAGGACACGATCTCCGAGGAGGTCAAGTACCTGCCGTTGGCGTTGGCCGAGTTGACGAAGGCGCGCAAGGACTCGTCGTTCAATCTCCACGCCCTGGCGAAGGAACAGACGCGACTTGAGAAGGCGATCGAGAACGAGCGCAACAAGAAGAAGCCCGACCACAGCAAGATCAACGCCTGGAATAAGCGGCTCAAGGCCATCAAGGGCGAGGTCTCGCGCGAAACCAAGATCCACGACGGGTCTGTCGAGGACTTCAACAACTTCAAGGGCCGACAGAAGGAAGCCGGTTTCGATTACCGTTCGGTCGGCCAGGACATCTCCGACACCCAGGCCGACATCGACAGTGTTACCGGTAAGGCTTCTTCTGAAGTCGGCAGCGACGGGACCGCGGTCGGCGGCTCGGGCGGCGGGGGCACCGGTGGAGTCGGCGGAGGAGATGGCACACCTGGATCGCTCAGCATCGCAAAGGGCGACGCGGAGATCGGCCAGGGCATCCTGAACGGCGATACTGCCCTACAGATCCAGGGCTACAACGACAAGATCTCTGGATTCAAGGACGAGATCAACGCAGCTAACGCGCTACTCAACGACAGCCTGCCCGGCAATGACGAGCAGGCGTACAACATGATCGCCGAGGCAACGTCAGGAATCACTGACGCAACGAACGCGATTGCTGCCCTTCAGGGCGGATCGGCAGACGGATCGACGTCACCGGACGCGCAGGCGCTGGTCACGCAGGCTACTACCAACGCCGCAACAGCGGCCCGCGCTCAGAAGATCGCTGAGTCGATGCTGGCCGTGTTCACTGGGTCTGGAGATCTCGGCCGTGGCGGTTACACAGCGCTCGGTGCGCTCTTCAACGGAGCGGGACTGTCAACGCCTGGCGGATCACCGTTCGGCAACCCTCTCGCACAGGCGCTCGGCGGAAACACTATCATTGTGAACACTCTTCACCCGGGCGACACACGCACGCTTGACGCAATCGGACGAGCAGCCACTGCCGGACAGTCGCTTCAGGGATACCGACCAACAACGCGTTTTGGGACTGGCTACTAAATGGATCGACTAAGACTCATCTACTTCGGAGCTAACGGCCGGCCCGTAACTGTGCGCGACCTCAACGACGGCGCGAATGTAGCAGTCATCCGCGACTCGTTGAGCTTCGTTCCCGGCCAATCGAACACTCAGACATCTGCAAGCGGCCGACGCTGGGAAGGCGCTGAGGTTGTGTCGGAGACACGCGATAACGGCGTCTTTGAGTGCGAGTTCTACGTCGGCGACGGTACGTCGAGCGACGCCGCCATCGACATCGCAGAGGCGATCTCAGCAGAATTCGCAGACACTGGCGGAAACTACTTCATCGAATGGCGTCCCGACGGCGCTTCGCATTCTCGCTACTCCGAGATTCGGTGCGCGCAGCCGCCGGCCTTGAAGTACCGCTGGGTCGAGTGGAGCGGAACCAAGCGACTACATATGGCGGTACAGGTTCAGATCGCGCCGCTCGCTGTCGGTGACCAGACATGGATCTACGAGGATTGGGCTCGTCCCGACCGCGTCGGCACACCAGGCGTCAGCAACGCAGGCCTCGACGAGTACACTGTAACTGACCCCGGCCATGTGCCACCAGCGGTCTACGTAGACGCAAACCAGCGCCTCGTGTTCACGACTGGCGGACTCAAGACGTTGCTCTTCACGGGCCGTGGCTACCAGTACGAGCAGGGCGAGAGCGCGCTCACCGTAACCATTGGTGCCTCTGCGACGGGGTCTAGTCGGTTGATCCTTGGTCAGACCGCCAGCGGCGACGTGATCTACGCTCGCTGGAACTATGCCACACAGAACGTTGAGATCCGTAAGAAGGTCAGCGGCGTTGACACGCAGATCGCTACCGCATCGACGAGCACGTTGGCGGCCGGTACGTACACGTTCCGCGCCTCAAGGATCATCAACGGCTCGACCGGCAGCACCGTTGTGCGCGCCGACCTCTTCCCGCTTCCCGCCGACAACGACCCTGAACTCTGGTTCCCTAACCGCACAGCCATCGGAGCTTCGTCCTCGGCTCGCGTCAGCACAACGTTGACAACCGGTGACGCGGCGATTGCCGCGACCGGCAGCTACGGATTCGCTATCGACCCAGTCGGTGACCTTGGCACACAGAAGGTCGTACGCTGGCGATTTGAGCCCTACACGGCGGGCTTCAACTACAACGGTTCACAGCCCTCGGCGTCATTTGTTCCCGGCGAGAACAGCTTCGGTCTCATTCCTGGCACAGCGCCGGCCCTGCTTGATGTCGATGTAACCGTTGACGTGTCTACTACCGTGACGTCCAGCGGCTCTCTCGGTTGGTCGTTGCTGTCGTGGTGGGATCGCCCTACGTTGACACCAACTGCGATCGACGCTGGATCAAACGGCATCGCCCAGGCATCGCCTCCGTTTGGTTTCTGGGACGCCGACACCACGACATACCCGACATGGTTTGGAATCGACCCGATCGGGTTCACCTCAACCTCGGCCAACATCGCAGCATCGGGCGGGAACCTGTTGTGGGATTCGTCGGTTGGATCACCCGACTACTGGCAGTTCCACGTGATGGTCGATCCGAGCGTCGTTGAGCCCGACGAGTTCACCAACGAGGTGAAGGTCGAGTTGTGGGCACGTGTCTATCAGAGTGGAGGCCTTACGTCGCTGACCGCGACGGCGTCGGCGCTGCCGTTCGGCGCTGGCGAGCTTGCCTTCCGATACACCTCTGAGTGGGGATCTTCGGGACGCCTGGTGCCGACTGCGGCCGGCTGGAGAGTCCACCGTCTCGGCATCATCTCGCTGCCCGTGGATAAGCACGCACGCTCACCGTGGCTGATTGTTCTACGCCTCATCGCAGGCAATGGATCGAGTGGCACGTTTGGCCTCGATTGGCTTGCTGGGGTTCCGGTGCGCTCACGGGCGGTGCTGCCGACGAGCAAGGTCCAGGACGCCTCATACCCGAAGTTCATCCCAGGCGGAGTTGGCAATGTCGCCACCCGACGCATCTACTCTGACCTCACCGGCGCTTCCGGCGGAGAGAACGCGCCGCCTAACTGGTATTCGATGACACGAGGCATGAGTGGCGCGCCTCTCATCATCAATGGCGGCGCTCGCCCGCAGGTGTTGGTGTTGACTTCAGATCAGGTACCTGACGATCCGTCGCTTCCGTCAGGCGAAAACACAACGATGACCAATCAGCCTATGTATGTGTCGATGCACGTACAGCCACGCTATCACCTAGCGCGAGGAACGTAATGGCTGACGACGCCATCGTGCGCATCCAGTCCATCGACGATCAGTGGGAGCAGATCGGCACAGGTTCTTGGGCCGGCTTCTGGCCTGAGGGGATCACAGCCACTTCCAATAAGTGGGGCTCGGACACGCTCTCCTTCACGATCAAGCGCGATCCCAGGGTGGGCGGCGCATTCCGGCTCAACGCTTTCGCTCCGATCGAGCTTGAGGTCGCCGGTGTCGTGGTCTGGGAGGGCTACCTGTGGGAGACACCGACCAACGTCGCTCCTGGCGCGGTGTCGGTCTCAGTCACCGCCCGCGGCGAACAGTACGCACTTGACGATTTCCCTTACTCGCGTGTGTACGCTCAGACCGACCTTGGTATCTGGTCTGACGTGCGCTCAGCACCGACGGCGACGCTGTCTCGGTTTCCGCAGGCGCTGACCGTCTCCTCAGGCGACGGCACAATCAGCATCGGCGCAGCCAAGGACAGCGTGTGGCCAAACGCAGACGCTGTTGGTGTTGTCGCTGATTTCGGCGAGAACCCAAAGTCGTGGATCACAGACATCGCCATTGAGGTGGCACGCGTCGGCAGCTTCTCCGCGGGCGGCGATATCTACGTCAGAGCAGCCGACGACATCTCCGACCTCATCCTCGGCGCTGCTGGAACGTTCGGTGACTTCATCTCCGGCACCGCAGCGTCGACGCTTCAGGATCAGGCAACCGGTTTTGACACGCTAACCGGGTCTATTGCGACTCCTAGACGCTACGTATCGATCTTCCTCTACAACGCCGCCGCAGACTACACAGCCGCCGCCGACACGTTGATGATGATCAAGTCTGTGCGCGCATTCAGCGACTCGTCCTATGTGTCGAGCGGTGACAGCGTGCTTCATGCTGATCAGATCGTCAAGGACGCTCTGACGTACCAGGATGTGATCTCGCAGAGCACAACCGACATCGAAGCGACCACCTTTGCGATCCCTGACTTCACCGTCACAGAACCTAAGACGGTGCGCGAGGTCATCGAAGCCGCCAACGCCTTCCATGCCTACCGGACGAAGATTGTGCCCGGCTCGAAGCTCAAGTTCGCGCCGCAGCCGTCAGCGCCTGCGCTTGAGGCGTCCGACGAGCCCGGATCTGAATTCGCCGACGCGTCGGCTAACGTCGCCGAGGAGTTGTTCAACAAGGTCTACGTGACCGGCACAGGACCAGACGGCAACTCACTGATGGTGACCCGCACGACGCAGCAAAGCGCGCTGGCTACGCAGTTGGTTGCGCCGCTGAGCCCAAGCTTCGCCAACGACGTCTTCAACTCAAACATCTCTGGCTGGACCGCCGTCCACCTCCCGGGCGCTGGGGGCAGCGGTAGCGGAACGTGGGCGTGGGACAACACCATCTACCACAGCCCTGGCGGTTCTTTGAAGGCCACCGCCGACAACTCCAATGGCATCCTCTACGCAACCTTCTCCGGTGACACGTTCCTGAAGGACAGGACCTACGTATTCCGTTTCTGGGCTCGACAGAGCACCATCACCGGAAGCCCGCTATCGGCGGCCTCAGATATCTACATCACAATTGGCGACGTTGCGATGCCGCCGTCGGGCTCCGCTACAGCGATCTTCACTAAGTGGGGAACCACGAAGACCGGTCTAACGGGTCTTGATCCCGCGATGACGATCTTCAACCTCACGTCTGGACTTGAAACAGACCACATCTCGACTGCCAACCAGTGGGAGCAGTTTGAGATCCGCTGGACCGCGCCCGAGACCTACGACGGCAGCGACGTGTACTTCGCGATCCAGCCGAGGATCTCATCGCCAACCGGCGTCAACTACTGGTACGACGACTTCACCATCTACACGCCGATCCCAACACTGCTTGATCGCCTCGGTCGCTCGCGAACAGCCACCCTTGCGATCAATTCGCCGCTCACCACCGAAGCCGCGAAGCAGCTTGGCGACGTGTTCTTGTCGTTGAAGTCGCGTACCCCGTTCAGGGGTTCGTGGAAGGTCCAGGGCGACGGACGAGTACGCTCGGCCGGCGACGGCGCGCCTCGTCACCCGGCGGAGATGTTGCTGGAGACGACTGAGCTTGTGCGTTTCCTGAACATCATCGATCCCGACACTGGCGGCGTTGGACGAGACGGAGTCATCGACACCGTCTCCTACTCTCACGATGACCGCTCCGCCTCAGTGTCGATCGACAATACGCGCAACGATTTCGAGGCGCTCCTGGCTCGCTTGGCCGCAGTGACCCAGGCGCGAACGCGCTACTAGTGGTAAACTAGCACTTATATGTGTTCGCACTCTTTCGTCTGGATGAGCACCCTGCCGCCGTCGCATTGCCCCGTATGCGGGGCTTGTCTGCACTGCGGCAACGCTTATCCGCGACCTGTTTACCCAATCCAGCCTTCGATCCCTGCTAACCCGTGGCAGTATCCCGGATACCGGGGCGGACCGATCTACACGACCACGATCAGCAACACAGCGAACGCGGAGACTGTTTCCTCATGAGGCGACTACGCCGACCGAAGTGGCTCGTCATCGACGGCTGCCCAGCGCCGTACGATGTCGCCCCCTACATCTACCTCATCTTGAGGCGCGCCGGACAGTCAGCTTCGAGTATCTACCGCGGCGACGACCCCGCCGCTCGGCCGATCCTTCACCGCCACGGCAAGCACACGCAGCGCGAGATGGAGAACGCGTCCCCCGCGCAGCGAGCCGAGTGGGGCATCACCGGCACACCGAATCCGGCAGGTCGTTCGATGCACGAGCTACGCTCGGATGGCGTCGCCAAGCGGGGACCCGTGGGGCGGCACCTCGAAGAGTGGGAGGTTGGGGTTGACTCGGGTGTCAACAACGACATCACGCGCCAGCAACTACGTCGCGCCGCGCAGCATTATGGCCTAGAGATCTACTTCCCCTACGACTCGGTCGTCGAATACCACCACTGGGGATTTCACCGCCAGCCGCGCGCCGACGGCAAGCATCTAACACGAACACGCGTCGCCTTGACGCGCGCCTACCTCCGGAGGTTCAAGTGATCAAGCGCCGTCCTCGCGTCTCGTGGAGAGGCGTCCTACTGGTTTCGCACTTTGAGGGATTCTCCGCTCGTCCTTACCAGGACTCGGTTGGAGTGTGGACGATCGGCTTCGGCGAGACCAAGAACGTCGGCCCGCACACGAAGCCTGTCAGTAGAGTCCAAGCGCTTCGTCAGCTTCGCGCTCGACTCAATCGTGACTACCTACCGGCAGTGCTGGCTGCGAATCCACACCTAACACAGCGGCAGATCGATGGATTCACGAGCTTCGTCTACAACGTCGGTCCGGGCGCGCTGAGTTCGTCGACCAGCGTCGGCAAGCTTCTCCGCGGCGGCCATTGGGGCATGGCTGCGACGGCGATCCTGGCCTGGGACAAGGCCGGCGGTCATCCGCTAGCAGGCCTGACGCGACGTCGTCGCGCCGAGCGCCTGGTCATCGTTCAGGGCTACGCCGCGGCAACCAAGTACCTCAACAGCGGCCGAATCTAGCACTTGGTTCGATAGAATCAAGTTCTAGTCATTTCACCTAGGAGCAGTTATGCCTGATTCAGCAGCAACACCAGACACCCCAGACGTCTCAGCCATCGAGCAGGTTATCGCCGAGGCACCTCAGGTGTTCAAGGAGGCCAAGGCCGGCTACCGCACAACTGAGTTCTGGCTTACCGTTGCCTGGGTCATCGCGTCCCAGCTTCAGGTTCTCCACCTCCCCTCGAAGTATGGCGACGTCTCATCCATCGCCGCCGTGGTGGCGTACGTGCTCTCCCGAGGTATCGCCAAGAAGGGCGTACCTCACGTAGAGTCCTAGGCCACCCACGCCGGGCAGCGCCCGGACGCCTTCGGGAGGAGGTGATGCCAGTGACGGAAGACCGACGCCGCCGTGGTCGTTCCTAGCTGGAGGTGATCCCAAATCTCGGCATCGGCCGCCCACGAGGCGGCCTTTGTCGTTCTGCTACTCTTCGTCGATGGCTCGACGCCCACGACAGCGCCGCCGCTACCACGGCGGGCGCGCAATGCTCAACCTGCCCGGCCACCACTCGACAGGCGCGATCGTCGCCGAAATCGAAGACACCTCTCGCTGGAAGGCCGGCAAGAACGCCGAGGACGAGAAGCTCGAACGCTGGAACGCCCGACCACACATGGTGCTCCAGATCGCCGACTGCACGCGCAGCGTCTCGTTCGACTTCGATATTGCCGACGCTGACGCACGCGCCAACGACCTCTACAAGGTCAACACGATGATCGACGCCTTGGTCGGGTTCCGAGACGGCCTCATCGCCGAGCAGGAACGCTATGTTGAGCGCATCGCCTCGCTTCCGGTTGACGAAGACGACGAGTAGCTGCTAAGCTTCTCAGGCCGTCGATCGGAAGCGAAAGGCGTCTGCGGGTCGCGAACCCGGGTGTCGAGTAGTGGGCCGATAACCCGACGATCAGCCTGCTAGCGGCTGCTAGGGTAGAGGGTTCGATCCCCTCCGACGGAACAATCTTCAAAGTTTGGCTGACTCGCTGATCACGAGTCGGATAGTGGCGGTGCAGAGAACTCGTCGAGCCCACAATGGCCGCCGCGGAGGCCGTGGGACACGAGCCACTCCCACAACGCGCATCCTGCCTGGCCAAGGCATCGTTACGCTGGTCGTAGGCGCGGTAATGCGGGGAAGAGCGTACGGGCGCACAACGAGTTCTCCCTGAACCGGCACAGCTTCATCAACCTCGAAACGCAACTCGGAGGCCACGATGTCTGACAATCTAACCATCTTCACGCCCGATGGGATGTCTCCCGATGAGGGCGCGGTTCGCCAGATGGAGACCTGCATGGTCGCGGGTGACGCCGTCGCTGGCGTTCTCTGCGCAGATCACCACCTCGGCTACTCTGCTCCCATCGGAGGTGTCATCGCCTATGAGGACTACGTCTCGCCGTCCTCTGTGGGCTACGACATTGGCTGCGGCAACAAGGCCGTCTCGACAAACCTCTTCCTCGGCGATATCCGCGCCGATCTACCGAAGATCATGGACGAGATCTCGCGCCGCATCAGCTTCGGCATGGGGCGTCCGAACAACGAGCCCGTCGACCACGAGATCTTCGATCGCATCAATCGTGAAGCTCCGATGCGTGGCGTTCGAGATCTCATCGGCACCGCTCGGGCTCAGCTAGGCACCGTCGGCTCCGGCAACCACTACGTCGATCTCTTCGCCGAAGAAGGCACCGATCGCATCTGGATCGGCGTCCACTTCGGCTCGCGTGGCTTCGGCCACAAGATCGCTTCCGGCTTCCTCGCGCTCGCACAAGGCAAGGAGTTCGCCGACCACGCCGACGGCGGTGAGATGCACTCGCCGCCCGTGCTGCTGCACAAGGATTCTCCGCTCGGCTACACCTACATCGAGGCCATGAACCTCGCAGGCGACTACGCGTACGCGGGCCGCGACGTCGTGGTCGACAAGGTCCTGGAGATCCTGGGATCGCCGGCCGTTGTGCACGAAGTTCACAACCACCACAACTTCTCGTGGTTGGAAAACGTGAATGGTGTGGATTGTTGGGTGGTCCGCAAGGGCTCGACGCCACTCTACCCGGGACAGCAGGGCTTCGTTGGCGGCTCGATGGGCGAGAATGCGGTCATCATCGAGGGCTTCGGCGATGGTGGACTCGTAACGACCGGTAAGAGGCTGCTCGCTTGGGCCGCCGGCCAGGAGGCCATCTGGTCGGCCCCGCATGGCGCGGGACGTGTGATGTCGCGCACAGAGGCCAAGGGTCGACAGCGCAAGCGCGTCACGTGTAACAACTGCGGGCACACACAGGGACGCGGCGAGCCGTCGTTCACGATCTGCCCCGAGTGTATGCATGGTGACGTGTCCAAGACGTGGGTTCAGGAGCGCGAGGGCCGAGTCGACTGGAAGGCTGTCCAGAAGCGCCTGCGCCGACAGGGCATCGAACTTCGCGGCGGCGACGCTGACGAGGCTCCCGAGGCCTACAAGCGATTGCCTGAAGTGCTGGCCGCCCACGCCGACTACGTCGAAGTCAAGCACTCGCTCCGCCCGATTGGCGTCGCCATGGCCGGTAGCGGCGTTGTCGACAAGTACAAGGACTGACATGGCAACTCGTCACGTCACTGAGTGTGACCGTTGCGGTCGTGAGATCAAAGGCGAATCGTACGAGGTAGACGAGCGCGACTTCTGCCCAGACTGTAAGCGCGACTTCGATCTCTTCATGGAGCCGCGCAAAACTCCTATGCGGGCCAAGCTGCTCAAGGCACAAGGCAAGAAGCGCGTTGCTCGCTCATGCCCACATCACGTGCCCTGCGCCGAACCCTGGGGCTGTAGCGGCGACGAGATCGTCTCGCTCTCGGATCCGAGACCATCACTAGACGAAATGGGATTCTGATAATGACGCCGCCAGTCGAAATCCCCAACAGCCTCCACAACATCATCCGCGACGCCGCCTATGGCGCGGCACAGATGATCGGGCAGGCTATGGACGAGCAGAGCTTCGGATCGCAAACCTTCCGCAACGAGGTCTACCTGGGCCTCGAAGGTCAACTCGCCGACGTCGTAGTTGACATCATCACCGAGTCGAGCTTCGTATTCGATGCGTAGACTGCGATCAACGCTAGCGCGTTTCAACCCCAATCGCTACGGCCTCGACGAATATTCGCGCTACTTCGAAGACATCGACGGCGAGCGTTACCAGATCGAGCCGTACCCGTTCGGCGGCATCTCGCCGAACAGGATCTACAGCCGCGTAAGCCAGCGCCGCGACGTCATCGCCTGGTTCGCCGCGACGTTCGTGACGGGCCGCTGTGATCTTTGGAAGTACTGATGCAGAGGATCACCATCGAGCCCGCGACGGGACATGGCTACAACGCCTGGCTGGAGACCAAGGGTCTGTTCTTCTGGCGACGCGAGCCAACCGATCTCTACTACGGCTGGGGCTACACGCGCGGCGAGGCTGAGCAGAATCTACGCGATCGTATGCTCGCGCTCGAAGATCATCAACGCTGGCTTGATCAGCCAACGACCTACAAGGAACTATGACCACTGAGGACTTCTTTGATCTCATCGAGCCGCACGCAGAGGCCGCAGACGGCGAACTCGTGCTCGTCTCGCGCACCGGCAGCCGTGCCTACGGCACCGACAACCCTGACTCGGATCACGATTTTCGAGGCGTCTACGTGGCTGGGCTTCGCAGGGTTCTCTCCCTGGGCGGCGCTAAGGACGCGCTCGAACTCAACTCGATCGCCGAAGACGCAGACGTCGTCGTCTACGAGCTAGCGCACTTCGCTCGCCTTGCCGCTAAGGCGAACCCAACAGCGCTAGAGATGCTGTGGTCCGATGACCAGATGATTGACGCCTACTCGGCCGGCGGCCAACTCATCAATAGCCGCGGGCTCTTCCTCTCGAAGCGCATCGTTCACACCTACGGCGGCTACGCGGTTTCGCAGCTTCGTAAGGCGCGTGAGGGAACTGGTGGTTCTCGCGGCGCGAGTCACCACAAGCGCACCAAGTTCAAGCTTCACACGCTACGACTGCTCATGGCCGGCGTCCACGCCCTCAAGCACGGCGAGGTCTTGGTGCGTCTACAGCCGCTTCAGGTTGAGTGGCTCAAGGGCGTTGCCGAGAAGGATCTCGATAAGGTCGAGTCCATCGCCGAGGCCATGTTGATCACTCTCGACAACGCAGCCGCCTACTCCAAGCTTCCCGATGAACCCGACATGGGTAAAATCAACCACCTTGTCTATCGAATCAGGATGGGATTCTGATGAAGATCAACTTCACGCCAGACGGAGACACAGTGCGTAAGGCGGTCGCTGAGATCAAGCACCAGAACGATACGGTGCCTCGGTCGAAGCGGCTGTTCGACAACTACGACACGAAGGTCGACCACACGATTCACGAGATCATCGAGCGCGCCTACCCGACCGAACGCTCACAGGACAACTGATGGCGGCGTTCAAGCTGCTCGATGTGCCGGGACGCGGCTATTTCGGTAAGAGCTTCGCGATCTCTGGACCTGGCGATCTACATCTTGACATCGACTACGATGACGTCGACCACAACGTCGTGGAGATCCTCTATAAGCGCATGCTCGACATCCTGAACCAGCACTGGGTTCCCGTTGATGGCTTTCGCTGCCCTGACTGGGACAGCGACGAAGCAGGCGAGGATTGTTGGGGCTCGCTCACGGAAAGCCCTGGTAAGTGTTCGTGTGGGCGCCGGAAGGAGAGGGTTCGACTTGGCTAGTTTTGCTCCCGATGCGGTGACGGCCAAGGCTGTCGTGTACGTCCCATTGCGTGAGACATGTCGCGCCGAAAAGGAGACAACCTTTGAATACAACAAGCGCTTCTGTTCAGCGCCGGCAGATTTCATCTTCTGGGGTAAGCTCTACCCGAAGACTCTGTTGGGGCCTCGCTGCTGGAACTGCGCTGACGCTGGGTACCGCGAGTACGCGCATATCGGACTTTCTGAGCAGACGATCGCACAATCTGCGATCTTCGACCTACGAGGACTTCATCGTGAGCGTTGACGAATTCGACTTCTCCAACATCACGCCCGACCAGATCATTGGAGCGAAGCGCTCGCTTCGAGATCGAGCAATCGCCGCGCGCGAGGAACAGGTCACGTTGCAGCAGAGCGAGCTTGAGCGTCAGGACGTAGAACTCGTTGACTTCGCACTGACGTTTCTCCAGTCGCAGCTAGGCATGTCGGCGGCGGAGGTCAACGACATCAAGTTTCGGCATGAGCCCATGGGCGGCAACAAGCTCAAGCGCCAGGCCGTGTTCGTCATCGACGGTATCGAGTTTCGCGTACGCTACGCCTACGGCAACTCGGAGGACATCGTGATGGAGGCGTCGCGCACGCCGGGGCTGATGAACTACACGCAGGTCACGAGCCTCGAACAGATCGGCAAGCTCATCGTGGGCTAAGGCCGGCAACAAAAGACAACAATAAGAAAGCCCTGAAGGTGGTTGCCTTCAGGGCTTCTTTGTGTCCTAAATGAGGTGCGCGGACGAGGCTCTAACGATCGAATGGGCCGTACTCGATCAAGAGATTCTCGGGCCGCATCTGCTGGTCGACCCATCGATCGCGGCCAACTAGGGTTCTGGCGTGCTCGATGGCCAGCCAACGACGGAACTTCGGGTCGTCGGTGCAGCGCTTGAAGGCGAGCTTACGGTTCTTGCCCTGTGTGCGCTCGTCGGCTGCGTTGCCGACCGCACCAGAGGGCGCATGTGTGCACCGTACGGCGGTGTCGCGCTTGTTGCGGTTCTGGCCGCCATTACCGCTAGCGCGGTAATAGTCCCACTTGAAGTCATCGCGCGTCAGATGGAGGACTCGTTCACGCATAGACGACGCCCGTGCCGGCGCAGGGCACGCAGGTGACCTTGCGCGCGAACTCGTCGCTGTGCATGAGCGTGCGCCAACCCATGTCGTACTTCGACGCCATGCCTGTGCCGTTACAGGTCGGGCACACCTTCTGGTCGTCTTGCGGCTGATTGAGGCTCATGATGCAAAGTCTACATCAATGAAGGTAAGGTCGTCGCGTAGCGACTTGACCTCCTCGCGGAGCGCGCCAATGTAGGGCGTGGTTACGTGCTTGAACTCAACGCCACAATCGACGACGCGACCCATGTCGTCGACTTCGTGTCGCAGCGCGTAGGCGTTGCTGACTCGCTTGCCGCACTTGCGGCAATAGGCGAACCACTCGCCGTAGCCCTCGTCCCACTGGACGATGATGCAGGCCTCTTCACGGTCGCGGACGCCGTGACTGATGAGCCGCCGCTTGACCTCCTGAAATGCATGGAGTCGAGCCCCAGACGACGTACCCAGTCCGAGGCGCGTCCAGCCTATGGGATCGGCGGCACAAATCTTGTTGGCCAGCGCGGCCTCCTCCGCGATCAGATCATCGACAACCGCGAGGGCGTCGCTGTAGTCGGTCACGACTGATCCTCGGCCTCCTGCGCCCACACCGCGGGGCGCTCCTCGTTGTCGATGTACTTCCACATCGCTGCGCGCTCGATGCGCCGCGCCAGCTTGACGCACTCGTCGGGGTCGTCGTGCGAGACCAACACGGTAGGAGTGCGCCACCGAACGAGCACGTAGTTGCCGCGCAGCGGCCCACCGCTACCGAACTCCCTTAGGTAGCCGTGCCATTCGCCGACAGCTAGAAGTTCGTCCTCGCGTCGCAGGCCGTCGATGTGTCCGATCCAATCGTTGATGTTCATCGGTCGTTGTCCTCGACTGTAACGAGCGCCCAAATAACCAGGGCCAGCAAGGCGACAATCCCGTAGCAGATCAGGACCTGCGGGTTGATGATCGGGGCGATGACCAGGAATAGTACTGTTGAGACGAAGAACGCATACACGACGGTTCTAGCGATGAAGAGCTTCAAAGCTCCATCTCCTCTGGTAGTGGTTCGTTTCGGTCGACGGCTCGGCCGTGGATCTGAAGTAGGCGACGGATCAAGTCTCTCGTGTCCTCATCCTTGACGTACTTGTGGTTGTAGTTCGCATAGATCGCTGCGACCTGAAGCGGCGTGTACATGACACGACCGGCAACGATGCGCCGGTCGTCCATCAACATTCTCACCATGAGATCCAAGGGAAGCTCGGCCTCGCGCGGGCAACGCTTCCCTGGGTACCAGGAGCCTAGCTCGTCCAAATCTCCCACAGCCCCCAGCCGAGCACAACAGCCACGACAACGACGATGCTCGTGGCGGCTATACCAGGCCCGACGCCTCCGAAGACCCAAGCATTGAACGCAACGTAGCCCGTCGCGACCAGCACAATGGCCTCAAACAGAAAAAGCAACACCACCAGAGCCCTGCTAACCATGCGGCCTGAACACCCTTCTGATCTGGTACTCGTCCCAGACGCCGATTCCCTTGAACCCCAAGTGTGCAGGCTGCTCTTCGCAAACCCAACGACGCTGTCCGTCATTACCATCATCTGGGTGTCGACATAGCACCCTGATGACCCTGTAGGGTAAGCCGGCGTCGTCGCAGATAGACCACCTCTGGTTGATCTCGATCAGGGGGTCGTTGTACTTGATCTCGTCGAGTGTCTCCTGATGAGAAATGCTCACGGTCGGAAATCTCCTGCGCAGAACCAATTCAGGAAATCCAGCGCGTCCTCAGGCCCGTAGCCTGCGTCGAGAGCATCTTCGCTCAGGAACTCTTCGCGAACGAACCGTCCGAGCGTCACGCGCACGTCGGCGAGGTCTGCCGCGTCGATTAGTTGAGCAAGCTCGGCGCGCAACGTCTGATCGCACAAGCCGTGTCCGCGGTCACCGAAATCCCAAGAATGGAATCGCACCAACACCTGCATCGCCTCGTAGAGAGTCATGCCTTCTTCCTTCCAGTGCCTTCACATGGCCAACAGATTACGACTTCACCGACGCCACCGTTGGAGGCCAGAATGACATCATTGCCTGTACCGGCGCACTTCTCGCAGCGTCGGTCCTCTGGTATCGCTGCGACGCGAGCTTGTCCCCACTCGGTGCCGGTCTTGAACGGTGTGTACCGCAGCATGGCGGCGTCACGGAACCCGTTGTGCGAGTGCGCCGCGCTAAACACGTGACTACGTGTCCTTTGGCGAACCTCATCGACCGTGCCCTCGAAGGAGACCGGATTGTCGAACTCCAGAACGGCGTCGTAACCGCCGCGCAGGTTGATACCAACTAGGTGACGCATACCCAGAACGGGCGGCAGTACGTCGCGATGCACTGCGATCATCACCGTGAAGCTCACAGCGCCTCCACCCACAGGCCGTCCTCGCGTCGCACGACGTATGCATTCACGTGTACGTTGCCTTCGCCGTCAGACGGTCCTACACGTTCGCCCTCGCCGAGCAAGTCGTCGAACACGATGTATCGTCCGTCGGCGTCGTAGCCCTGGCAGGTGTAGCCGTCGTTGAGCTTGATCGGGTACCTCATCGTCCCTCTCGTTCGTCGCGTCGTCCGGCTCGGTAGGCAAGCACAATAAGTACGATCGTTAGTAGCGCCTGGATTTCCATTACGCAGCCACAGCGTCGGGAATGTTGTGGATCTGCTCGACAAGCCAGCCCTGGTCGGCGCGGAACTCAGGCGCTGGGATCGTATCGAGCACGCGTCGTTCGACCATAGGCGTTCGGCACTCCTCACCGGTGCGCTTGTCGGTGTAGACGACCGACTCGAAAACCGTAACCGGGTACACGACCTGGCCCATCATGAAGCGCTGGTCCTCTCGATCAAGGTCCAGGCCTTGAGCTTCGAGCATCTCGCGGCGCGCCGAAGTTGGGCGTCCGTGAAGCTCGTTCGCCGACCAGTGCTGCTCGGCGATCATGCTGATGGCGTTGCGGCGCGCGTCCTTCTGCCGCCACACGAAGTAGTTGGCAACCTCAACGGCCTGTTCGATGGTGAAGCAGCGCGCGTCGAAATAGGCCGGCGGGCGTTCCCAGTAGGAGTTGAACTCGGCCGTAGCGACCGACGCTGAGACGCTAGCCAGCTTCTGCACCACGCCGCCAAACCAGGGCTGCGTATCCGGCGATGCGAAGTCCTGAACGAGGATGCTGATCTCGTCGCTCTGCGTGTACGCGAACACAGCGCCCGAGATCTCCGAGCAAAGCTTCTTCGACGTCGCAGCCATCGCGGTCAGCATGGTTTCGTCGTAGGGACGATTGAGACCCTTGGTCCAGGAGTGGAACGCGCGCCCGTCGAGACGCAGGATCGTGTAGGTGCGGCGTGGCAGCACGAACCTGCACTGCGCCTCGTACTCCTTCATGCGCGCGCCAAGGCGGTCGCGCTCAACTCGACCCATCTAGAGATCCTCCAAAATGCCGAGCTTGTAGCGCTCAGCAACGTAGGCCGCCGCTCGGGCCGCGGCCTTTCGGTCGAGGTCGCGTAGTGCGTCCATGCAGATCTTGACGGCATCGAGTTCTGCGTCGCCCAGCGATGTGATGATCACGGCGCGGTCGTCGCCGTCTACGGAGATGACCTTCATCGAACGACTTCCAGCCGTGAGTCGTCGCGTTCCCATCGTCCGACCTTCGCGCACTGCGCGTCGTTGGTGCGTACGATGTCGGCGGTGTAGTCGTTGGATCCGCGAATCAGTGAGCTTCCCACACCATAGGCATCAACCGGGACATGGAGGCGCTCGAACTCGCGGATCTTGGCGGCCTTGAAGCCGCCAGAGACGACGATCTTCACGTTCTCGTGCCCGTTATCGTCAAGCCTTCTCCGGACAAGCTCAACGAGCCTTGGGTTCACGCCAGTCGGTGCGTACTCGCCGTAGTTGAGATCGCGCTGGATCTCGTAGTCGACGAGATTGCCGGACGTGTCGAGTCGGACGCCCCACAGGTCGTCGCCAAGTTCCTCAGCCACCTGAAGTGCCGTATGGACGGAGTCGTTGTGGAAGTCCACCAACACGGTCACGTTCATGGAGTCCTTGTAGCGCTGGGCGAACTCTCGCGCCGCAGTGACGGTGTCACCGCCATAGGCGGCGATCAGCGCGTGTGGGATCGTCCCCATCCCTCGTCCGCCCCACCACGAGGCACCGGCGTCAGTGGAGACGCCCTCAATGCCCGCCTGATGCGCGGCGATTCCGTCACCGGTCTGAACCGCCCAGTGGTCGTGGCGAGCCGGGAAGAACCAAATCGGCTTACCGTTCGCTGCCGCGATCGCTTCCTTGACGTTACGCATGACGAGGCTGCGGCGCGCCATCACACCCAGCATGGTGGTCTCAAGATGCGCAAACAGCGTGTAGTCGCCCTCGATCTGAAGCACCGGCTCCCACGGCGAGATCTCTGCGCCCTCGGGAAGCGCCTTGACGACGAGGTCTTCGAAGCCGTCCTTCCAGTAGCCACCGATGGGACGCCCAGGTCCGGGAGCCCTCACCATGGTGTCGCCGGCCGAGTTCCACGTGTAGTAGCCGCCCGCGCCGAGCTTCAGCATCGCGATGGCCTCATCGACACCACCAGCGAAGCTGTGCTCTCGCTGGAAGACCTGCATCACGACGCGAGGATGACGCCCGTTGGCGATCAGGAGTTCACGGGCGCGGTTGAAGTACGCGTCGGCGTAGTAGCCCTCGCGGAGCTTGTCGACGGGTAGGTTGAAGACTGCGGGATCAGTTCTGGTCATTGAGTTCCTCTAGGATTAGCTGCGCTCGGCGTCGGCGCGGATCTGTGACGTAGTACGCGTGTGAGATCTCGATCAGGTCTTGGGCGGTCTGCCGCAGCGCCGCTCGTAGACGTCGGAGTTCACAGCCCGCGCAGCCCTCGGTTCTTCTGGAATGCACACACATACCCGTGCGCCCAACCGACGCCCAGGCGACGAGATCAGGATCCGGCGGAGGTGGTTGCGGGCAGCGGCAGAGCAGACTATCACAGTAGACGCAGCCCACTACGCTCGCGCCTGCTCAAGGATCTCGACTGTGCGCTCGCGGTTGCCATCCATGAAGGCCAGCACGGCGCGGCTGATCGTAGGGCGGTCGACATGATCCTTGAGGTCGACGCCGAGATCTCTCGCGGACTTCAGCAGCGCGCCGGCCGCACAGTAACGGCCCTCGCTGCGTCGGCTCATACCGCCACTCGTGCAGCTTTTTGGGTCGCGCAGAATCTCTAGCGCGCCTTCGATGATTTCATTCCTCATCGTCGGCATAGCCCAACGCCTCCAGTGTCTGACGCGCCATCTGGCAGCGCGAATCGGTCTCAAAGTACGTATCTGGCATCGCGATCTCAGCGATGTCGAGCAGGGCTTGTGCTAGTTCTGCGGCGCGGGTCTCCCACTCAGTGGGCGCGCGCCGCCAGGAGAGGTCGGACCACTCGGCCCAGAGCTTTCCATCTCGGTGCTCGACGTGGCGTCCTTCGTGAAAAGGCTCTCGCTCGCAGGTACCGTAGATGATGACGTTTCCATTATCAGTGTAAGCCCAGTCCTGCGACCCGCAGGTTCCCTTCACTCGTCCACCCCAAGATCGCCCGGCAGGTAGTACATGTAACCGTTGTGGGTGTCGTACTTGATCTGTCCGACGTACTCGCCGTTTGAGTCGTAGAGCAGGATCGGATCAGGGCGAACCTTGTCCATCTTCCTCACAGAACTTAGCAGACCGACGATCTCGCCGGCCTCATCGGCGGTCAAGGCTGCCATCAGAGAATCCGATCGGCGTCGCCGAGTTCGCCGCCGATGCCGCAGCAACAACCACACGTATTGGCCGTGAAGACGCGCCCGTCGATGGTCTCGATGGCAAGCTCCACGTCGTGCTCACCGTAGACCTGGCCGTCGCGGACAAATAGGCGATCATGCAGGTCATCTTCGGGCGTTAGCCATGAGTAGTGTGTCTCGACCCGCGCATCGAACACGACGCGGGCGACGGTCGCGCCCTCCAGTGGATGCTTCATGGTCTCAACTCCTCGATCAGCGCCTGGAGTCGCAGAGTGCGCGCGTTGGGCTCGTCAAACACGATTCTGCCTGTGTGCATACACGTCGTGAACTCCTCCTCGTAATGCATTGGGTACCCGGACGAGTACGCGCCCTTCTCGTCGAGCACGACTCGCTTGCCGGCGCTACAGTAGCCCCGTCGCGCAGGGATCGCCCGGATCGCTGCCCAGCGCACGCGTTGGCGTAGCTCCTGGAGAAGATCCTCGTCGTTGGGGTTATTGGCAACGAGCGCGTGAAGATGCTCATCCGTCAAACGCACGTCACAACCTACTCACGGAGACGCAGTTGGTGGCCAGCATCGCAGCCATCGGCCAGAACTCCGTGAACTTACCAGTCCCGGTCGAGAGCTTGAAGCTCTCCTCGTCCGGACGCGTGATGACGAAGTTCCATGACTGCGCCGGCAGCGCAAGTACGAAGACGTCAACCTTGGCCTCGTTGTCGAAGACCACCTGACCCAGCTTCATCAACTCTGAGAATGGGTAGCCGTAGGTCTTGAGACCGAGGCGGTCGAGAAGTTCACGGTCGCCTGGGTAGGCGCTGAATGGACCGGTAAGCCAGTCGGTGCAGGGGTTCTCGTTCACGGCCGAGAAGGCTAGCAGCGCGGCCACTCCGAGTCAAGTCCGCGTTCGGCTGTCAAGAGCCGAGGGCGAGGCGACGGTGCCGCTGATTCAGATCCGCCGAGCCTGGCAACAGACACGGGCCAGAGACGTTGGAGTAGCTGAGGCGTCGGCGCTGAAGCCAGCGCCCGTGCTCGCTCGTCCCACAGCCCCAAACGGTCCCGTCGGCCATGACGACACCATACTGCCAGCCCGCGGGCGGCGCTGGGAAGAGGGCATCAGGTTCGTCCATGCGCGGTAGCGTACCACGCAGTAGACTAGATGTGTGAGATCTTTTCTAGCCCCAGGAGTTGGGGTTGTTCATCAGGTCAGCGATCGTCGGAACCGCGACGGTGCGGACCTGAGCGACGCCGGTGTCGACGATCTCGGCTTCATCTTCCCAAACGAGGAACTCGTCGCTTGACTCGCCGACGATCGAGTCCCCACCCCCGTGAAGCGTTTGGATGTTGGGGACGCCGGAGTGGACGACTCCCCAATGCGCGAGGAGTGCCGCGGAGACCTCATCGTCATGCCCCGTGGCTGCCTCGTACTTCCACCGTCCGCTTTCGCTGATCGAGTACGAGTAGGACTCGAACTCAGGCAGCATCTCCTCGATGATGAAGGCGTGACCGCGCTCAAGATCTGCCGACAGAAGCTGAACCGCCGACGTCTTCCACTGAGGCGAGAACTTGATGCCGACGACGTCATAGCCGGCCTCGGCGAGGTCGTCGTAGATGACGTCACCGACGCCGGTGGAGTCCACGACGAGCGTAACGCCGTCAGCGGTCCTGAGGATCTCATCGACGGCTTCGTTGATGAGTGCCCGCTGCTTCGGCCACGAAACTTGATTGAATCGATCGTGCCAGCACGGCTGTCGATCGCCGGCCCGGACTCCGAAGAGGACCGAGAAGTCGTTGTGCTTGGCGAGGTCGATGCCGAGGATTACATGGCCGCGCGGCTGCACCATCTCGACGATCGCAGGGCTGCGTAGATCGTTGGATTCCTCGCCGGTCTCGGGATCGCGAGCCCTCGGGAACCTAAAGACGCTGGCGGCGTTGGAGATGAACTCGGCGAGGATCTCCTGCTCGTAGACGGCAAGCGGAAGCTCGGCCTCCATGCCGTCGAACTCGGCCGGATCGATGGTTGGGTTCGTCCGGCTCGGGAACCGCCACGAGCGATACTCCGGCTGTTGGGGATCCTGGCCGTTCATCCACATGCGGTAGAACCAGTTCTTACCGCGTGGAGTGGAGATGAACAATGCCTTGCCCTTGCGGTCTGCAAGGGTTGCTCGAATGATCTGAGTCCAGACGTGCTCAGGCATCGTCGCGGCCTCGTCGAGAATCATGAAGTCGCAGCTACCGCCCAGCATGCCCTCTGGGCGCTCGGCGGAGTAGAACTCCATGATGGTTCCGTTCTTGAAGTTCAAGCGAATCGCACGGCCGGCGTCAAAGCCAGACGATGGCGGCGCGGGCTTCTGGAGAAGCTCGTCCGGGCACTGCTTGACTACGGCCTCGTAGCCACGCTTGACGACCTTGTAGGTCGGCGCGACCCACCATACGATTTGGCGCGGCTTGCGAGCCGTGCGAAGCGCCTTCGCCGCCCCGATTTGCGACTTTCCCCACCGGCGACCTGCACAAAGGACGAGGAAGCGTTCTTCAGCGGTGAGTACTTCCTTCTGGCCTTCGGAGTGAGGGACCAGCATCTTGCCCATGACCTTCTGGACAAGGCTCTGGAAAGCCTGCGGATCTGCCTGCGCCAGCGCGAGCAGACGATCCATGCGCGCGTCATTCTCGCGCCGTGAATCGGTGGTGCGCTCCTTGTGCGCGTCGATGATGTTCTGACGGCCCTCGTCAGAGATCACTAGAACATCAACATCCTAGAGCCGATGAGGAACGCCCGCCGCTCATTGATGGTTCGGGTTGCCAGAACAAGCCGACCGACAGTCAACGTGTAATGATCATCACATCTTGAGCACTTCTTGAAGTGCATTACTCGTCCGCGTTGGGCTCGCGCGTAGCGTTGTGCCCGCCGCCCAGGAGTAGCTGCTGTAGCGCATCGGCAAGGTCCGGCGATTCCTCGACAGCCTTGATGGTCTCAGATACGGTCTCGGCACGGTCAGCGCCGGCACCCTCGATTGGCTTGATGACGTTGCCGAGGAACTCCTTGCGGATCTTCAGCAAGACCTCGGTGTCCATCTCCTCTGCGTCCTGGAGACGGCCTTCGATCTCCTTATCAATCTTGCGCGTGATGCGATTGACGCGCTCCTGCGCGAGACGAGAGACGTGTGCCTGAACGCGCGGGTCACGTGTCCAGATCGTGATGGTGTCCTTATGGCAGGCGAACTCATCAGCCATCTCTTCACGAGACATACCGTTCACGTATGCCTCGGCGACGGCCTTTGCGAAGTCTGGGTTAGCGAGCTTTGAGATGCGAGCCATAGACCGTAATCTACCGACCAGATTGACAAAAAGGCCCTATTGGGCCGTAGATCTCACCTATGGAGCGGTGTTACCGAGGTCCGTGTTGGTTCGGAAAGGTCGGTACCGCGATTACCACAAGTAGGGCTCGACCCTACCGTCGGGCCACGAGAGGCGGCACTCGGAGAGATGCGCGTCCGCGGCGATGCACAGTCGGTCCGCCAGGCTCAACGACAGCGTCTTGGTTGTGCCGGCCAAGACGCGATAGACGGTCCGTGTTGATGTGTCTGCCTTCTCCGCAATCGTCGCAACCGACGCGCCCTCATCGTCTTGATCTGGGCGAACTACTCGACGGAGAATTACCTGCACGTCCTCGGTCAAAACCCGAGGCTCTGGTTCTGCTCCCTTCCTTCGGCGTGAAATACCGACGACTCCTTGTTGAGGTCGATCGGCATGGGGTGAAGGAAGTGTAACACGATTTGGTCAGTCGTGTTGACTAACCAATCAGAATGCAGTGGACGCAGCCGCCGGTGCGGTCGTAATACGGCGGCCTATGACAAGCACAGTCACAGGTAATCAGTCCATCTGCGGGCGGCTGTGCGCTGTCTAGCTCGGCGGCCAGCGACTTCATCTTGGCTAGCATGATGTCACCAGCGAGTTCCTGACGGGCGACGTCGCGAGGGATGACGCGCATCAAAGTATAGATCGAGTAGGATCGCGGCGGTTCCTCACCACAAAGACGAAATGCCGCATCGACGAACTCATCGTCGCGCGGCACTCGCTCGTATCCTAGGTTCTCTTGGAAGATCATACCGACAGCGCCCGCTTCATCAGCAGCGCACGAACGCACTCGCGGCTGCATGCGCGCTCAGGATATCGGAGCCCGGTCTGCGGCCAACCCATGTACTCCGGATCGTGCGAACACGACATACCGCACTCCTCGAAGTTCGGGCAGCGGTTACGCTCTGGATTGACGCGTGAATTACTTGTCGTTGCGGTCACGGATCGGGAACTTCGTTGAGCGGTCGTCCGCATCGATCGCAGTCGAGGTCCTTGGCGGCCTCCTCGGTGAAGAATGCCATCCATGTCAGTGTCATCTCTTCGTCGGTGGCGCAGTCGAAGTGAATGCATTCGCCGCGCACCTTACCGGAGATCATCTGGTCTCTACCCACCAATCGAAACCGCTGGCCTCCAAGACTTCGCTGAGACCGACAGCCATGTTGGTAAGCCCAGGACTCTCAAGAGAGTAGAAGTACATCTCTGGAGATTCGTCCTCGTTATCCCACTCTTCCCAGTCGGTCTCGCCGCGGAAGGTGATGTTGCTGCTCGCTGACCAGCACAACCTAAACTCAGTCACCGCTCGATACTCCTTCTCCAGTAGCGTTCGTAGCTGACGTCGAGCCAGAAACTCCAGTCATCGGTGTCGTCCGAGGCCAGCTTCCAATGGCGATGCAGCCAGCGCAGCGCCGCCTCTGGCATGACGTACGACAGCGGGCGGCACAGCCTGTAGAGGTTTCTGTGCTCTCTACGCATTAGCACCATCACCCTCCATTTCGACCGGCCGCGCGCCGCGCTCGATCGCCAAGTAGTAGACGCCGTGACGGATGGCGTCGTTGGCGTGGCGGTTCTCCACCAGCGGCGACATGAACAACGCCTCAGCACCGGCGGCCTCGGCGCGCTCCTTGATCTTCGCGCCCTGAAGGACAAACTCCATGCCCTTCATCTTCGCCACCAAGGTTAGGCCACCAATGAGCCGCGCTGTGCGACACTGGTCCCAGTTCAGGGTGCCCTTCTTGGCCTCCCAGGGGTAGATGCGCCAGTCCTCACAGACGATGCGTTCGACGCCGATGAACTTCAACGCCAGGTCATCACCGACGAGTTCGAGGCTCTCGGAGTCCTCGTGGGTAGCCGCGTAGACGGCCTCACCGAACTGCCACAGCTTGTCGGTGCCGGCGTCGATGAGGTCGCCGTCCTCCCAAAGAGCCCAGCCTGTGTCCTCGCCGGGATCGACGGAAAGCCACCTCACAGAAGCTCGCCTTCCAGGAAGGTCAAGGCCTTAGACTCAGCCAGCGTACGCGCTCGCATCTCTGCCCGCGCGAGCGGGAGTTCAGCAAGACGATCCATGTCAAACTCGATACACAACTTGAAGATCTTCGCGCGACTTAGATCGCCAAGCTCGTTGTACCTGGCGCGCTCCTCGTCGGTGAGCCACCCGGTTTGATCAACAAACGATCGCTCGGCCTGCTGAGGCGCTGGGTCGTCACATCCTCCGTCGTGCCACGCCCGGATTAGGTGTCCGATCCTCATTGCGGCGTCGCCAGCAAGGAAGTCGATCGTCCTCCTTGGCTCCTCATCCAGAAGCCTCGTGCTTACAGTGCAGAGCGCGGCGACGTTACGAATCAGAAGGATTCACCACCACAATCCGGTCGCGTAGATCTGCACGCACGTACTGCGTGAACACCTTGATCTTATTGTCCTTCTGGATCTTGTCGTCGATCTCGACGAAGCCGATCGGCTCACCATCGACGGTCAGCGCGCCGGCCATGATGGCGGCCTTGGCGCGACCAGCGGTGCAGCGTGTGCGCAACCTGATGTAGTCGACGAGATCAATGAGACCAGTCGGTGTGGTTGACATCGCTCGCACGAGGCGTGCGCGCTTCTTGGATTCCAGCGAGCGCTTAGCCATTACTCGCCGCCCTGACGACGCGGCTCAGCGTCACCCTGCGACTTCCTACGTCCGCGGTGACCGGTAGGTTCGACGCCAGCGGCGGCTGCCTCAGCGGCGGCCTTGGCGAAGATCTGCTCAGGGGTGAGCTTCGCGCGCTGCTGCTCAGGCGTGTCGACGACACCGCCCTCAGGGATTTCTGCGGTGTAGTCCTGCCGCGCCTCGACGATTCCGAGAGCGCGCGGCGGGCCGAATTCAGCCGGAGAGACAACCAACTGGTCGCCGCCGCCGGTGACGATCAAGACCTCCTTGGTCTCGATGTGGGTGAGGCGTGTGCCGATAGGGAAAAAGGATTCAGAGCCCATTAGATGAAGTGTACCTTGTTTCGAATGTTTGGGTTGTTGGTTACGCAGACGCGGCGCAGGCGAGTGCTAGAGAACCAATCACGACGATGATCAATAGGATCATCGCGATGATGTCGTCATCGTGCATCAGTCGGTGTTGCCAATAGGGCGGTTGTAGATCTGGTCATGTAGAGGGGTCGCGCAGAAGTCGCTGACAGTGTTGCCGCAGAGATCGCAGCACTCGACGACCTTCACCGATCTGGGTCGGCGCTTCTTCTTGCGTGGAGCTTCGTCGGGCGGCACATACTTCGTCCTTGGCGGCCTCGCTGGGGGCCACTTCGCCGACGCAGGTACTGCGATGCCCTTGATGTTTCCGTTCGCGTCAGGCATCGAGCAGTGCAACTCCGTAGTTGTGGCCGTACTTGACAAAACCGAAGCGGCCCGTGAACTGGCCCATGACCATCCGACTCACCGCCTGATCGAATTGCTTCAAGAACATCGTGTATCGCCGACCGTCATTGAGCGACACGAACTCAAAATACGCGGCGCTACGGCCGCGATGGTAGGTAACGTACCTGAGCGTGTCCTCGAACTCGTACGGCTCGCGCCACTCTACGCCGGCCTCGACTCGGTTTGCAGGATTGTCGCAGTCGTCGTTGTAGGCCTCCCAGCCGTTTGGAAAGTGGACAAGGTTTGTCCACTTGTCGGCATAGTGAAGCTGATCGCCAGAGTAGTCGTCGAACGGAACCTTGTAAGCCTTCTTCTTAGCCATCACACGCCTCCGTAGATTGCGTCAATCTGTTCTTCCGCTGACCGCTCTGGAGTCCAACCCTTGGGCGGACGCGGGGCGTCGAACCGAGGACACGGCGTCCATGTGATCACGACCTGCTGGCCGTCACCATACGTGCAAGTCGGGCACCACTTCGTTGACCCGTAGTCGTCCTCATACCGGCCGATGCAACCTCCGTGACCGGGCGGCCCGGGACACGGAACTGTGCTCCGCTGCCGCCACTTTGCGCGCCCGTTGTGATCCCACTCCATGTGTCCCATCAGGCTGCCTCATAGGTCGGTACGCCGGGAGCGCCAGCGACGCCGTCACGGACAAAGTCGATCACAAACGTGCCCTTCAGGCGCTTCTCGGCCTCCACCGCCGCATCTTCGTAGGTTGACTTACGCGCCACTGTGAAGCGTGTCTCCAGGCGTATCACAGGACCTTCACCTTTACAGATCCTACCTGCCCCTCTACTTCATCGTCGATGGAACCGTACGCCACGCGTCGCGTGTTCGACATCGCGATACGCATGATCTCCATCAGCGCTGTCAACGTACGGCGATCACCGCTGATCGACAGGTCATTGTCCTCGTGCTTGACTTCAAGCTTCATTTGTGTCCTCGGGCATTGTGTTCATGGCGTCAATTGCCTGCTGTAGCCACTGGACCTGCGACGAGTGACGGAAGGCCTCACGTTCGTAATCGTCGGCCTCGGCGCGCAGCGCATTGGCGTGTCTGCTCGCACGCTCGGCGCGGATCGACGCCTCGCCCTGCATCGTGTACAACAAGTCCAACGGGCCGTCAACCGGCATCTGTGCTCCTATCTAGATGTTCGACCCAGGCGACGGCCACGGCGGCGACCTGGATGAGTTCTTCGCGCAAGTTACCGTGACCGTTGGCGATGTCGCCAAAGATCTCCTGGAGACATTCAGTCGCAACCTCGCCTGTCTCCTCGTCGAGGATGAGCTTCCAGGTTGCGTTATCGTGGCTCTGGACACCAAACTTGGCGTCCTGGCGGGCGCGCTCAGCCTTGATATCGACCCAAATCTTGTTAGGGATTCTCACCGCCGTAGCTTCGATACTTCTTCTGGGGCTTTGACAAGTTGGCTCTCCGGGGCAGAGTTCGTGCCACTGTTCGAAGCCATCATCGTCACTGTGGTAGTGGTAGGTACCGTTGCAGTACGTGTGCATCGCTAGAGAGGCCTTGAACTCCAGTCTGTGCGGTACTCGGACTCGTATCTGTCGAGCCAATAGCCGACGCGATCTTCGCTGGTTGCTTCGAGTGCGCGCTCTGCCATGCCGCGCCAGCGACGTCCTCGCTCCAAGGGATCTTCGTCCCAGCAGTCGTATTCATCGGCGAGGTTCTCGAACAGAGCGACCGCGGCGGCATCTACGCGGTCGTCGTAACTGAACTCTGTCACTTGATGTACCTACGTTCCACGTCGGTCCACTTCGGATCGAAGTAGTACTTACGGCCGGTCTTCTTGCCGTCCTTGTCGCGCTCTTCGAGCGGCTTAGCGTCAGACCAGCGATCGACGATGTCGCCCTCGGCCTCCAACGGCACCTTTTCGGTGATCATCGGGTGATCGGTGAGCGCCTCGATGATGGTCTGGCGGCACTCCTCGGCGTCGGACTCATCAACATGGGCGATGATCTCGTCGTGCACGCAACCAACGACCGGCACGCCCTGCTTGTGGAGCTTGATCAACGCGGCCTTCAGCAGGTCCGCCGACGTGCCCTGAACGAGATAGTTGACGGCCTTGTAGGAATCTCGCGGGTCAACGTGGAACCGGCGACCCCACGCGGACTTGATGTAGCCGGTGTCTGCGAGTCGATAGGCGATGCGGTTCTGAAGCCGAACCACCTCAGGGTACGCGTCCTTGTAGCGCTGAAGCATGAGGCGCGCCTCGTCCTTAGAGACGCGCTGCTGCTTCATGATCGTATTGACTCCGCCGCCATAGACGACGGAGAAGTTGAACGTCTTGCCTCGCTGACGGGCGGTCTCAACTGCGCCGCCGGCTCGCTTACGATCACGGATACCAATCATCTCGGCGGTCAACGTGTGAATGTCGCCGCCTTCCTTGATCGTCCGCAGCAGCGCACCCTCACCGGCGTAGGCAGCGAAGACGCGCATCTCGACGTTCGAGAGGTCGCAGGTTACGAGCTTCTTGCCCGGCTCGGCGCGGAAGTTGTAACGCAGGCGCAGGTCGTCTCGCGGCTGGTTCTGGAGGTTGGGATCAGAGCACGACATGCGGCCCGTGACTGTTCCGACCTGACGGAAGTTTGCGTGGATCGCGCCGTCAGGGGCGATGAAGGGCTCCTTCCACGAGCGCAGCGACGCCGCATACGAGCGATCGATGTACGGAAGCACGTACGTGCCGTGCACCTTTCGCTCCGCCCGGTATTCCAAGATCGCCTTGGCGAGTTCATCATCTACGGCCTCAAGATTCTCACGGTCAGCAGAGAGCTTTCCGTTCTTTGTCGCCATGTAGGTGAGGTCGGCCTTGCGCCCCTTGAGGGCGTTGATGATCTGCGCCGTGGAGTTCGGGTTCAGCCCCTCGACCCCGCCCTCGGCGGCGAGCGCGACGCAGAGATCCTCAAGCGCCTCAAGGTTCTCAGCCGCCTCGTGCAGCAGCATGTGGTATCCGTGGTCGTCGACAGGGAACCCGCGCCGCTCAACCCCCCACAAGGCATCAAAGACTTCGTGCTCGAAGGCGACGATATCGGTCAAGTCCTTGGACTTCGCGATAATGGGATCGTAGGCGTCAGCGACCTTACGAGTCAGGATGACGTCCTCTGCGGCGTACGTCTCCATTAGCTCTGCTGGCACATCGGCATATGTGGGCTCGATGAGTTCAGTGCCGGCCTTGTGCGCTTCGCTCTTACGGCGTCGTCGCTCCGCTGTGAGCCATTCCTTGACCTGCTTCTGAAGGTCATCCGAGCCTGGGCCTAGAACCTCAGTGGCGACGTTCTTTAGGGCGATGGAGCGGTTCTCATTGATCGCGTGCGCGGTTAGCATGCCGTCAATCCACTTGCCGTCACCAGGCAGATCGAAGCCTCCGACGTAGGCGAAGCTCTTGTCGAACTTGCCGTTCCAGGCACGGAGGCCGCGGCAATTCTTGGCGCGGTCAAACCACCATTGGATACGCTCAGAGTCGTTCTCAGGGCGCAAAACCTCAAGGTTCTCGCCGTCATAGAACTGATACAAGAACGCATGCTGACGCTGCGACCAAGGCTGAAGGCCGGTGGTTTCCACGTCGAAATCGATGATGACGTCTGCTTCAGACATCAAGTCCCTTTCGTCTTACGACCGCAAGCTCTTCCTTCAGCGCGGCCATTCGTGAGTTCACTTCGTCGTTGTTGGCCAGTCGCCCGGTAGCGATGTCGCCCTGTGTGACCAACGCGCGCGACCACACATCAAAGTCGTTTCGCTTCTTTGCCCTCAGCGGATAACGGTCGAGGATCGACTTCAATGTTGCGCAATCCGTGTATGACTGAACCATCCAGCGTGTTGTTCGACTGCCCGTGCTAGACGCCGTGTAGTCATGGATGGTTCCAATTCCTGTTACTGCCCGTACCTCTTCGAGAATCGGCCTATCGTCGGCGCGCAGGGCGATCGAGAAACGAGCACGATAAGGTGACCGCTTGCGGTCTCGCGTAATGTAGAAGCATCCCTCGCCGTCGATGAAACCAGCGAGCCAGTTACCAAAATCGCTATCGACGAAGAACCTCGACCTACGTCTCACTCAGCGCCCTCATAGATGATGTCCATGGCGCGCTCCTCGTCCTCGACGAACTCGATCTCATAGTCGAGTCCAAGCGCTTCGAAGATGTCGCGCGTGTATGGCCGGTGACCCGACCACAGGGTCTTGCCGGTTTCGTCACGGATGACCTCCCAGTCATCCATGTCGTAAATCTTGTAAGTCATAGATTGAGCACACGCTTGATATCTGAAACTGCGATACGAATTTCTCGCAGTTCAGACTCGGCCTTATTGGCCCTGGCGATGTTGTAGCGCAGATTTTCGGCGGTCAACTCAGGCAATCTGTCGTCCGGAGCCCACTGATCCAAAAACTTCGCATGCTGCATGTCCTTGTAGTCATCTGAGTAGCTCACGCTGCCGCCTCTTCGAGTCGTGAATGGCCGACCGTTCCTAGGGATGTGAGACCAAACTCACTAAGTAGCTCGCGCGTCGGCACGAACCACTCGCCGATCAAGTTGTACTTCATGTACTTTGAGTGAATGCGCTTCTCGTCATCGGGCGTTCCCTTGATCTTTCCGATCACTGAGAGAATGCGAGGGTTGCCGGTTTGTAGTTCAGTGACGCGCTTCTCAGGGTTCACCGAATATCCGACCTTCACTCCCCAAGCGACGCCCTGAGTCTCGCCAATGCAGTACACGTAGCCCTGCTTGCCCTGGCGCTGAGCCCTAGCGTCCCTCAGAACCCCAAGAGCGGCCTCAACCTCGGGATCGCGAGGTAGTCGCTGACGTTGCGGCGCTGAATGGCCGGCCGAGTTTAGTCGGGTTGTTGGGGTTGTTGAGTCATCGTTGACGTAATCGCAGTAGTCGCGCGCAGCTTCTTCGGCTGTTTCGCGTCGCGGCCCGCGCCAATAGTCGTAGTTAGGGCCGCTGCCCTTGACGCCCTTGGAGGCGCGGTAAGGCTTCGCCTGCCGCGAATGACCGCCGTGGTCGACGGTTACACCGCGAAAGCCTGACCGCCGACGATCGTCCCTGATGTCATCGATGGTGAGCATTCGTTACTTGGCCGGCGTGAGCGTTGTCCCAACCAGCGCGGCTTCGATTCCTGTGGCGAAGTTGTTGAGATCAGAGTTGTTGTCGATGACGCGACTGATGTAGTCATCGTCGAGCGGCTGCTCCGAAGCATGGCCGTCAGTGTTGGGGCCAAGCCGCTGATCAGCGTCGATCTTCCACACCTCGCCGCCCAGCTTGAGAATGCGCGTGGCCTCGTTGGGGAACCTGACGTCAGTTACGACGGCGATGTCAGGACGCTTGCCGCGCCAGTCTTCGAAGTTCTTGTACCACAGTGGCGTCAGGCTCGTGGCCTCGCCGTTAGCGGCGCGAGTGAGAGGCTCCGACGAGGTTCCCGCCGGGAGCAAGTTGTCGACCCAGAAGTTCGCGCCGAAGCTTGAGCCGAGATCATCTGCTCGGTGCGCCTCTGTGCCGTACAACTGCCACAGTTCGCGGCCGGTGATGGTTTGGCTGCGCATGCCTCCGTCGATGTCGACCCAGGTAACCGTTACTCGACCGGTTTCCTTGATCTGGTTGGCGACCCGGACAGCCCAATGTGATTCGGCCGCATCATCGGGCTTGATGGACTTGAAGCCGAGCGCGCGCATACCAGAGATCTTCAGCGGGTCAGCGAAGGCGCGACGCTGCGCAAGCTGGCGGCGAACCAGCGACCAGTTATCGATGAACTCAAACGCTGTGTCCTTGCCGGCGTGAAGCCGTGCGTGTAGTCCAATAAGCCTCAAGTGAGTTCTACTCCTCGTTCAAAATCGACAAGTTCGCCGCGGTCCATGATCCCAATTGCGAAGCAGCGGCCGGTCTCTCTGTCGATCTGAGTGATCAGTTCGACTTCGTATCCGCAGTACTTGAATTTCTCGAAGCCTGGGTCTTCGGTTGACCAGCCGAGGTCGTACTGCCAGGCGTCGTAGTTGGTCTCCTTGCTGCGGTGCAGGTAGAGACGGAAGTCCTTCACCTCAGTGCTCAATCGAGGCCTCCAATGCGTCAGCCTTGGCGCGAAGCTCTGCTGCTTCGGCGAGGAGTGAGCGACGGTGTAGTTCCTTCGTCGTTACGACGTCCTCAAGTCTATCAGGAAATCGACCTCCGGTTTCATCGGCCGAGGCCGGCACATACGTGACGTCATAGCCGATCAGTGAGAGCACCTCGCCCGCATCGATGCTGTGGTTCTGTGAGACGAGGCGGCCGTCAAAGTACAGTCCCTCCCAGTCGCCGCTGACGTCGTCGTAGACAGAGACGATCTCTTCCGGTCGGTCAGTCATAGTTCCTCACTGTCATCAACTCGACCCTCTCGTACTCGTAGTCTGATCGGGCGTCGAGAAGTCCCCACGCCGTGGGCTCGCGACGGCCTGACTTGTACTCACGCCATGTCGGTCCGTTCGCGACCTCTTCGGCGACTGCGTCATAGGTTGCCTTCTCGTCCTGCCATTCACGCTTGGCCCTGACCCAGCGGTTGTACTTAGTCGTCGCTATCTTCTTGATCTCAGGGTCGGTGATCTCTCCAATCTCAGCCACCGACATGCCGTCGTAGATAGGCTCATCGCCTGGGTCGTGGTAGAAGTAGCCGCTCTGGAAGCGCTCCTTCAGTAGCCCGTACGCATTGCGCGCCCATGCCTCATCAGTCGACGCATCCAAATAGTCCGTGTAGTCGTCGGCGTGGACGACGATGATTTCAGCCATCGACGACACCAGCCGCTGCTAGCGACGGACCGCGTTGAATCTCAACGAGCGTGAACTCGTCCCGCGCTGTTTCCAGGAAGCGATAGATCGGCATACGCAGCTTGTAGGCCACGTAGGTCTCGAACTGCGCTCCCTGAGAGTTCTCCCAGCCGTCCATGACGATCACTCCAACGCAGTTGTTGTCGGCAACGATCTCAATATCGCGGCGTAGACAATCAGCCCAGGTCTTGACGTGCTTGAGGCCTCGGTGCTTACCGTCGGGTGACGCCTCTGCCTCCTTGCGCTCGATCTCCTCGTCAAGCTCGGCCGGGTTGACCAAGTTGTATCCCTGAGCGCGTAGGATCCCTGCGACGCGGTGAAACTCAGGGAAGTTGAACGCCGGGATGTTGGTCATCGGACCGGCCAAGTAGAAGTACTCAGCCGCCGTGTCCGCTCCGCCTACTCGTCCGTCAGTGCTGCCCACAGAGAGACCTCCATGTTCTTATCATTGACCTCGTCGGCCTTGACCTGCCACGCATCCTGCTCCGACCAGGACAACTCGTCCCAACTCGGAAGCGTCGTGTGGCCCATGATCTCGCGGTCGAGATCGCGCTGAAGCTCGTACACATCACGTGCCTCAAACATCAGAAACTCATTCCTGCGCCAGCGCCGGTGTCGTCGCCGGTCGGCACTGCGAGTCGATACCGCTTGCCCGTCGTTCCGTTGCCGCCTAGCTGGATGCTCGGCATGGCCTTGACCTTGCCTTGGTCTACCAACGCCTTCATGATGTTACGGATCTTGTGCTCCTTCTCATCGGTCTCGGCGACAAGCTCACCGATCGTCATCGGGTCCTCGTTTTCGGCGAGGACATCGAGAACGGCCTGCTCGATTGCGTCGAGCGGAACGTGCCGGTACCACCAGTCCTTGTGCTGCCACTCCATGCGGATTGGGAGGATCTTCTCGCCGCCGCTGTAGCGGATCTTCGAGTAGGAGACCTCACGGTAATCGCCGCCCTTGGCGATCTCGAAGTTCTCCATCGTCGCGACGACACCTTCGAGCACCGTCGACCCTCGCGCCGCAGACATCTTGTCGTCGTCGTTTCCTGCGCCACCCTTCTTCTCGTGGTGCGTCAGGATGACGCCGCAGTTGAAGTCGGCCGCGATCCCAGACAAGGCGTCGGCCACGGTGGCCATGTCGGTTGATGAGTTCTCATCACCAGACCAAAGCCCTCGGAAGGGCTCGATGAAGACGACGTCCGGTTCCCACTTCTCGCAGCCGGCGCGGACGCTGTTGAGGGCGTTGGGGTCGTCGAGCTTCAGCCCCGAGTAGCCGCCGTCGCCCCAGATGAGGACGTTCTCCTTCACCAACTCGCGCTGCGGCGGCGTCAGGTAGCCGTCCGCGTACATCATGGTCTTGATCTGCTTGTGGAACATGCCCGCAGCGCCCTCATTCTCAATGATCAGGGTCTTCAGCGGCTGCGTCGGGGCGAGCACCGGAACCCCATTTGGGGTCTTCACGTCGGGGAACAACGGCATCCCGGCAGCCCACTTGAGGATGCGGTTCAAGTTGACCTGCGTCTTGCCCTTGCCGGCACGACCGACGGTGCACATGATGCCGCCGCGGACGAGCAGACACGGCTCAACCAGAATTGGCGGAACCGGGATGTCGCGCTCAAGATATTCGCCGAGCGGCGTGATCGGCGGCTCGAATGCCTCTGGGGCCGCCGCCTGCATAGCCATCAACTTGACGCGCGAGATCAGCGCGTCGCGGGCGTCTTCGTCGGCTGTGGCGAGAAGCTGTGCGAACTCGGTCAGCCTTACGTCCGTCACTACTTACCTTCCTCGGCGCGCTGGCAGTCCCAACTGCAAAGCGCTAGCCGTCTAAGTGGTTCCTTGATCTTTCCGTCTTCTCCGCGTTCCCACACAGAGCGCCAGTACCCGTACTCTGGTTGTCCTCCACATCGGTCGCAGGACATGACATCGTCATGGCCATTTTCGATGCGGTAGACCTCGACCCACTCAGAGTCGATGAACTTGTAGAGGATGACGTTGCGCCGGTACTGAAACGCGCCCAGCGCGTGGCTTCTCTGTGTGTGGCTCTTGAACTTCGGCCGCCGCTCAGGAACATAGGTCGCCCAGATCGGAGCCTCAGGCGCGTTGAGGTTGTTGGGGTTGAAGTCCATCAGCCGTACTGTGCGGCCAGAACCCAGCCGGCGTCCAAGAAGTCAGGCAGCGCGTTTGCGCGACAGAACTCGACCGCTGTGTCGATCTCTTCCTGTGACGGCCGCTCAGGTAGGTCGATCTTCTCAGCGCCCCAATCGACGCTGTTCTCATAACCCTTCAGCGCAATCACATACTGCGCGCTGCCGTACTGAAGGTCGCCTGCGTAGACGATCTCAACAGGCGCTGCGTTCTCAAGCTGGTGCCTTAGGTCGCGCCACGCATCGGTTAGTCGGTCAAGCTCCTTGCCCTCAGGAGTCGTCGCAAGCCACGTCTTGAACTCATCGTACGGGCCGTATTCGTCGCGCTCCAGGTACGGCGGGTATGTCTTCCACGGATTCTTGTGGCCGGCGAGCGTCGCCAGGTACTCACCTAGATCGGTATCGTCGGTGAGCGCATCGTACTCCTCCTCAGTGAGAGGATTACCTAGATTGTCGACCGTCTCGTAGTCATCGTTATAACGAGCGAACGGGTGCTGCTCGTGGTCGAGCGGCACACCGAAGAGAAGCTTTGCTGTGGCTGAGCAGCCCATTTACTTTCCTCCATTTGAGATGGGGCATTCTGGATGTGCGTAAGGCTGGAAGAGAGGATCATCGCAGCCGGTCGACGTATATTGGCCCCGCACGGCGTTGCGATACATGTGTCGAAGCTCAGATTCTGAGACCGGATCAGGTGACGAATCGTTGATCAACACCAACAGGTCAACAGCCTCGTCCTCTGAGTACAACTCACAGTTAGCGAGTTGCTTAGCCAGCGCGAAGTAGACAACCGCTCGATGGCCATCGACGATGGGGTTCTCGTCGCGGTTGGCGATCACATACTCACAGCACATGTGGAGCGTCTGTGAGGTGCCGAACTCGCGCCCCTCAGAGGCGCGCTCCTCAGGTGATGGAACGCCCAGCCAACGAGCGCGCTTGACCCAATCCTGAGGGTCGTTGAGTGTCCCCTCTGCGCGTTCAATGAACTCGTCTAGCGTCAACGGATGGTCAAGATCGAGATGACCGCCAGTGCCGACTGAGACACCAACTACCGGCCGGTCGTTACCGTAATAGGGCAAGTTGAGGTAGTTGCCAAGCATGTCGTCGCGGAGGCGATCCTGCTTCGGAAACACCTCAACAAACTTCTTCTTGAGCGCGGCGCAGGCCTCGCGCATCAACCCTCTTGCGATCCAGCCCTCGATCGGTGCCGAGAAGAACGTGAAGATGTGCGCATTGCCGGAACGGCTACGTTCGATGAACTGCGTTCCTGGAAGCAGCGCTGCGATGGCCTGGGCGGTGTCGAAGTCGGGCTCGTCGAGATCGACGGCGGCGAAGACAACCGTGCCGTCGCGACGCAGCGGACCGATTCCTAGGCCTGGTCCGCGGCCGGCGAGATGTTCTGAGAACTGCGCCCGCTTAGGCTGTTCGCGAACCCACTGGCCGCGGCCTGTGCCGTAGGCGTCGTCGAGGCCGTCGAAGAGCTTCATGAACCGGCCGACGAATGGATTGGCTTCAGGCATCAATGATCCTCCTCTCTTGGAGGTACTTCAAAGACTTGCCGCGATCCCGGCCGAGCGCTTGGCTCGGTCCGGGTCGCGGGAGGACAGCGTGGGGTGCTGTGTTCGAGCTAAAGCTCGATGCCGCCGTTAGCGTCCGGCGCGGACGTAGGTGCGTCGTCGGTCTCGCCAACCGTGGTGACGGACTGGTTGCGCAGCGCGGTCGCCAACTGAATGGCGGCCTTCTTCTCCTCGGGCGAGGTCTTGCGCGACGGCTGAACCGTCACGACGTAGTACGCGCCCTTGTTGTTCTTCTGCTGCTCAGAGCCGACCGTGAAGACCTGATCCCAGTAACGGCCACGGAGGACCGCGTCGAGGAGCGTGTTCCACTTACGCGCTGCCGGAGCAGAGGTGCGGCGGAGGCTGAGACGCACAGGTACGTCAGAGCCGACGATGTAGCCGGTGTAGTTGAACGTCGTCTGGATCGTCGGGCCGTGACCCCACTCGATCTCACCGGCGTCGACGCGAGCCTTGAACTTCTCCTCGGCGTCGGGGTGCTCAGTGAACGGCTGTCCGTAGAAGGGGTCATCCTTCCAAGGCACGGTTGGGGTGTCGTAGGCGACGAGCGTGCGCTCACCGTCTCGGCCCGGCTTGAACCGGCCCTTGCCCTTGCCGGCGACGACGAACTCGACCGGCGCTGCGAACGACTCACCGGTAAGGCCGAGGATGAACTCGCCGGCCTTGGCGTTACCAGAGGTGACCTCGTCGGTCAGCGGCTGCGCGAGCTTGACGATCGGGATGACGAACTCAGAGGCATCGACGTCGGCCTGGTTGGCCGCGATGAGTGCCGCTTCATCATCGGAGATCACGTCTAGCTCCGCGGACTCCTCGATTACCTCTAGTTCCTGCGACTTTGTTGCCATGCGGTTGTAAAAACTCCTCGTTGGGTTAGTAGATGAAGTGTATCAGAAAGGGCTGTCAAATGCTGACGATGTGCGCGTCATATGCCTGTGAAGTGGTACTTATCCCTTTCGCGAGATTGTGAAGAATCGGCGTTCGTAGTAGTCGACACCGTCAGGCAGATTCTGGCCGTTCTCGATGCGATCACGAACGTATTCGTTGAGCCGTCTGGCTTCGATCTTCGGTGACGTCATCTCCTCGGCGATGGCGTCGGCCTCGAAGGCCTCCAACGCCGCTGCCTTATCGATGACTCGTCCGTAGATTGTGCGGCGCGGCTGGAAGCGAATCTTTCCGAGGTCGCCGCCGAAATCGAATTCAACCGTCCCCCTGAGGGCAGACTCTTCGATCGCCTCAAACAACTCAGCCTCGTAGGTTCGATACTCGGACTCGGAGTTCTCGGCGGTCTTCTTATCGATGTCGCGCTGCTCGCGAAGCTCTGCGAGTCGGCGAAACTTGCTCTCTAGTGCTGATAGGTCAGACATCCATACTCCTATGCCCGAACGACGATTGCGGCCATCCGCAGGAAAATCGCCGCCGCGGTGGCCTGGCGGAACGACACATGGTCAAGTCCCGTCGGTAGTGCGTTTACGGTCACTGAGAAGACGAGCCCACCCAATAGGCTTAGCGCAAGGTTCGTCATCATGAAGAGTGCAGCCGCCCACGCTGCGCCAGTTCCCGGCGCTGGCTCGTCAAGGCCCTCGTCGTGATCTTCGTCGTCAAAGAACGACATTACTTCCTCCTCCGCTCTGCGACGTCGTCCTTGGCGATGACCGAGGAAACGATGAGCGACTTGATTGCGTTTGTTGGTGAGATCTTCTGAGCATCGACCGTGTCCTCGGCCTCGAAGATCAGGATCGTCACGGCATTCTTCTGGCCGTTACGGTGGCAACGATCCTCGCACTGTTCGTTCACAGCCGGCGTCCAATGACGCTCAAGGAAGATCATGTTGCTGGCCGCGGTGAGGGTAATGCCCTCCTTCATCGCGCCGATCGTTCCGACGAGGACGTCGATCTCGCCCGCCTGGAAGTCGTTCTCCATCCGAGTTCGATCCTCGGAATCAGACTGACCAGTAAAGGCCTCTGCTGAGACACCCAGCCGACGTAGACGCTCGACAAGGATGTGGCAGGTATCGACGAACTCTGAGAATACCACGAACTGCGAGCCGATGTTGTCGGTGATGGTCTCGACAGCAGCGTCGAGCTTGGCCGAGTCATCCTCGCCGCCCAACAGGGCCGGCGTGGAAGCAATCTGGCGCAGCCGCACGATACGCGCCGCACCATTCGGAACCGTATAGACGGCGGCCGGGTTCGCTGAGACCTCCTTAGCGAACTTCAGCGCAGATCGATCACCGTCCTTGATTGCCTGCTCGACCTCAAACCAAAGCTGCTTCTCGGCCTCGTCGTAGAGCTTGCGCTGCTTCTTATTGAGCGTGATCGGAACGAACTCACGCGTCTTCTCGGGAAGCTGATCCAGCACCTCATCCTTGGTGCGGCGGACCAAGCGAGTCGAAAGCTCGAACCGCAACGCGTCGGCGTTCTTGACGCCAGTGATGATCTTCCCGTACTGGCCCTCGTAGAAGTCAACGTACTGATCGAAGAATCGCCAGTACGAGGTGTACTCCTCCGGATACAGCCAGCGCAGGATCGACCACAACTCGTCCGGCGAATTCATCAGCGGAGTTCCCGTCAAGGCCATCTTGAAGCCAGCGCTGACACGCCACAGTCCCTGCGTTGTAAGCGCCTTACGGTTCTTCGCCCGGTGCGCCTCGTCGGCGACGGCCGCTACCCAAGGAGTCTCCTCAAACAGCGGCTCACGGAGAACCGTGACCTCCTTGTCCTTTTCCTTCCAGCCCAAGAACTCGCCCGTGATGGCGTGCATCATGCGAGTGCGGACCTTACGGATCTCACGCTTGACTCGAAGCTGTTCCCAGTTGATGACCGCCCAACCGGAGTTGTTGATGGCGTCGAGAAGCTGCGCGTTGCGGCGCTTTGGCGTCGCCGCGCCGTCGATGACGAAAATGGGCTCAGCCTGACCGAGCCACATGCGAAGCTCGCGGCCCCAGGTTCCCTTCACCGAGGCCGGCGAGATGATGAGCTTCGGTCCGTCCTCGACCGCGGCCCACTTCAACATATCCGCCGCGCATGAGAGGCCTTCGACGGGAACGCCGTTGGGGTTGTTGGCGAGCATGTCGTAGAGTCCAGCGCTGCGCATCATCCACTCGACGATCGCCGACGATGACTGGCCGCACTTGCCTAGCCCCATGTCGTCAGCCAACAGGAGCGCGGCGTCGTTGCCGGTCTTACCGGCCGCGAAGTCGGCGAAGGCGCGCTGGAAGGCGTAGAGACCCTTGAACTCGACAGGATCGGACTTCGGGCCGACGAACTCGGGCTGCCAGTGCACGCGCTGCTTCGCCCAGGGGACGATGAGATCGGCATCGTCGGGCAGTGGGGTGACGAGTTCCTTCTGGCTGTTCTTCTTGGACGCCTTGATCCAGCCCAAGAGGTCAGGCGAAAGCTCTGGCTTCACCGTCACCATGAGGCGCTCAGCAATCGCCGGATCCTCAGGGAAGCACCACAGCTTGCGGTCGCCGTCAAAGCGGCGGCCCGGGATGGCCTTGACCGCGGCCAGCGCGGCCTGGAAATCCTCTGCGCCGGTCAGGGAGAGTTCTAGTTGGTCCTCGCCGTGCGAGAGCTTAGGCATGCGCTGTCGGTTCCTGTTGAAGCGCCAGCGCTGTCTCGATGCGCCCGACGATGTAGTCGATATGCGAGTTGCCCTTCGCATCGACGGCAACTAGATCGTGGACGACGCCGTTGTCGATGAGCACGTCGCGCAACGGCTTATCCAAAGCCTCGGCCTCTTCGCGAGTCTGGTTGCGCCCCTTCTCGTTGTAGGGGCGCTCGTGGTCGCGAAGCAGGAAGAAGTCCAGCCGCGGCACATTGAAGTACTCGCTTAGCACCCAGGACTTGAACGCAGGCGTAACGCCGTTCTCTTCTGTGCCGTAGATGAACGAGTACAGCGTCGAGGTGTCGGTGAGGATCGCCTCAACCTGGCCATCTAGTCGGCGCTCTCGCCACATCTGCTTCGCCACAATGTAGGGCTGATAGGAGAGCGCTGCTGAGCGCTGCTCCCACGTCAAGTCCTTCGCGTACTCGTGTGACATCTCGACGTTGCGCCCGCGCTGCTTGAGCGCGCCGAAGACGAGCGCAGATGTAGTCGACTTGCCGGTGCCGGGGCCGGCGTGGAAGCCGACGCGTAGTGTGCCACTTGGGCGGCGCATGTCGCGTAGGAGTTGATCCTTCAGGCGCTCTGCTTCCTCTCTCCTCATCGAGCCCCCACGGCGGCCTCAAGCCACTGGATGTAGTAGTCGTCGAGGTTCTTGACGTTCGTGCCCTCGCCGTAGTAGGAGTCGGTTGCGTTGTCGGGCAGCCGGTCGTCGGTGACGCCGCCCTGGCGGAGCAGATTGCGGATACCCATACCGCCGCTCATGTGCCACGGGTACGTGATGGTCTCGCCGTTACCGACGTCGACCGGTACAGAGAACGGAGGGTGTCGGTCCCATTCATGGAGGCCGTACTTGCGGACGCCCTCGCTGATCGAGTGAAAGAACGTTGGGTCCTTGATCTCTCGGCGCAAGACAGCGATGCCTTCGGCCTTGAGGTCTTCAGGTACCGCGTTCCAGGCAGAGGTGTAGAACTCGTCCAGGTCGAGTTCACGCTCCTCGCCCTCGTTGTCGCCGCCCTGCATGAAGATCTTCTTGATTCGTCCCATCTAAGATTCCTTGGAGAGGATTGGTGCGATATGAGCGCGTGAATACGTCGGAGGCTTTAGTACCTTCCCGTCCTCACGTCGCTTGACATACTCGCCTGTTCCGTTACACTGCTGACAAGTGCTGTCCTCGACACCACACTCGCACTTCCAGAGCTTGCTCATGTTAGAGCGATGCGTTTCAGCGAAGACCTCGTCGAGCTTTTGACCGAGGTGCATATCGAAGCCGTGCAGGACGTATTCGAGATCGGAGAGTTCCTTGTAACCCTCAACGAAGTCTGGATCAGTGTCGTACGGCGCGCGCTCGACTGTCACTGGTCGACCAAAGGCCTCCATCACTTCGAGGTACTCCTCGGTGAGCAGATTCAATCGGAAGTCGATCTCGTCGGACGAGATCTCCGTGAACTCATCGCGCACAGGCAGTCCGAAATAGCGGTGGAACTCGCGAACGAGTTCACCGTTGTTGGCAGACAACCTAGACGACGTCTACAACGACAGCGGCGACGTTCGGCGACGAGATCCACACAAGTCGCCCCGTGAGGCTGTTGTTGATCCCGAACGTAGATCCAGCGCCATGCGACTGGTTGTCGATCAATGAGACGCGGTCAACGTTCATGATCTCAATAGGAGCTTCCGGCGCTTCGTCGGCCGGGTAGATGAGCAGATTCATCATGCAACTACGAGGCGCAGATGACGAACCGGTGCCGGGCCGATGCTGTCGCCGGACAATGACTGCGACGCAAGAATCTGGCCGGTCGGAGTCAGCGCATGAATCGCCGCCCGACGGCCGCTCTTGAGGCGCTTCGTATCAACAGCCTGAAGCAGCGGCGGCGTTGTGCGCGTTAGTTCTGCTCGGCGAGTGCGGATGCCAGAACTCGACATCGACTGCTCGGCGACGTGATGTACATACACTGTGAGCGCCGTGTCGTCCATGGGACCGAATTCGTAGAAGGCGCGGAGTACGGAGCGCTGACCGCGGGTCAACTCCGATAGTACAGGTGTCAAAGGGTTTGTCTCCCTGGTAGTTCGGATGTGATTGGCCGCCGTACCTACACGGGACGCCCGAAGGGTCAATGTCCCCCAACCCGACCTTTGCCTCGGTCAGCGGCCTACCACAAGACTAGCAGATAGTCAACCCCGACGTCGGAGGCGACGATCGCGATCCATCTCGCGATGCCCAAGCGTGCGTGCGCACCACACAGGCGAGTACGGATGCAGAACGTACAGCCAGTCAACTGGGCGCATGACGACACGCCCGTTGAAGAGCATCATCTTGCCTGGCTCGACAAGGCGGCTCGTCACGATTGGGATGCCGGCGTAGTTCAGCGTCTCCAAGCGTCGAGTTCCTTCAAGCGCTTGTTGTGCCGCTTCAGCGCGCTAGAAGCGCTGTCGAGCTTTGCCTGTCTACGAGAGAGATGGCGGGCAGCGTCCTTAGGCGACTTATGGCGTCGCGCTCCAGCGCGAAGAAGCTCTAGGTCACGATGCGCGACCAGCGCTTCAAGTCGCTGAATGGAGTCGATGAGTTGTAGTCGCTCTCGATATTCGGCATCGTAGAGTCGAGAGAACTCATCGTGCGCTCGCGCAAGCCGCGGTGCGTTATCGCTCAGCCACCCCATGGCGCTCCCTCAGGGCGTCGGCAATCACTCGCGCTCCACCATAGACGGCGTAGGCGAGCGCTACGAGCCCGTAGCCCGCGCCGGCCGAATCGTTACCGTCGTAGATCTCTCTGCTGGCGTTGTAGATCTCGGTCTTTACGGTATCGCGGTGTTCCATCACAACTCCTTCGGCGGATTCTTTGGGTCGTAGGCGGCGGCGCGGCGGAGAAGCTTCATCCGCGCTTGGATCTCAGAGGTCTGAGAGGAGAACGAGTCCAAGAGCCGCTTCTGTGCTGATGTCTCCCAAGCCTCTGCGTTAGGCGCGTCACCAAGGTCGAGATCGCGCTGTAGATGCGCGTTGCGGACCTGGATTGCTGTGTCGCGAAGCGCTCGTTGGAAGAGCTTTGCGACCGCACTGGCCTGGTCGATCGCCAGACCGGCGGCCTCGTAAGGCGTACCGTCGAAGGTGCGCGAAGGGTCGTGATAGGTGTACGTGATCGTGGACGGACGCGTCGACGAACTTGCTGCCATTGGATTCCTTTCCTAATTACTGGACCGAAGGTCTTGGTGCCGACCTCGCTGATACTATTTAGGCCTTGTGACGGACCTCGACCGACCCGCCGAATACGCGACCTATGAGACATGAACAGATGGCCAGTGCTGCGAGACGTGATGCTGTTCCTGGGCGGAATGACGGGATTCATGCACGAGACATTCTCGGGCCAGGAACGACCGACACTGATTCTTCTGTTCGGGGCAATGATGGGGTTGCCGGTTTTCTTGAAGCCGCCCGGCGATGGGGACGACGAATGATCAAGAAGAGCTACCTCAAGAGCCATCGGCCGCTAGCCATCTACTTGGCCGTCGTGTGCGCTCTTGAAGCACTTGCAGCGCTAGTAAGCTAGCAATCGGGTAGACAGCCACATCGCACGTGGCCGTCTCTGTTGCTCTTACAGAACCAGCACCGCCAAAGGCGCACCGACGGACGGCGCAGACGTTGTTCGTCTCGCGGATCGCCGTGTAGGGCTACGCTCAGGGCGGCGGTGAGGTTTACGTCCGCTGACGAGTACTCGACGTACTCAGTCATACTTAGTGGATTGCGGTGTAGACGCCGGTTCCGGCGACGATGAGGAAGGCCGCCACCATGATCAGAACAGCAATGATCTGGATGATTCTGTGGCGCATCAGTCGAACGCGTTAGTCAGCCGGGGGATGTTACGTCGCGTCAGCGAACGCTGAGGATCTGGCGTCACAGCGCGCAAGGCCGTGTAGGCGGCATAGATGGCAGCCTCGGTTTCGCCGGCCTCCTCGACAAGCGCGTCGTAGCCGACGCGGCCAAGCACTGACGCAACCGCGACGGCCTCATCATGATCAAGTTCGAGCGCGACGCAGGCCTCGGCCATTAGCGCTTACGTCCGTTCGCGGCCATCAAGGCCTCGGTGGGCTGCTGCTCGGCGAAGTCCTTGTTGCGCGTAAAGCGCTGATTCAACGGACACGCAGACCAATCGGCGGCGCTGCGCAGAGTGAATGAGGCCAGTGTGGGCTCACCCTCCGGGGCCTCCGAGGCCGGGACGATGACATGCAGGCGCGCCTCCCCGTTGGTGCGGCCGAACTTGACCCGGGCGCTCCTGTTGTCCTTCACAACCTGTGTGGCAAGCTCACGGGCTGCCTTGTCGGTCAACGACATGGATTCCTTTCCGCGTGGTGATGTAAATTGGTGGACTTTACCCCTCAACGGAGGGCAAAGTCGTATACTTTCGTAGCTCGGTCACCGTACTGAGCGCTCAATATCACGCCAGAACTCTTCCGGCGCGACGGCGATCAAGGCCTCGCGATTGGCCTCCGGATCCACCGGTGAGGCCTCCGGCTGGAGGCGCCCACGAATTAGCGCACGACGCCACATCTCGTCAACGTCTTCGTCGCCGTGCTCGATCACGTCAAGCGGAACCGTCGATGCAGGACGCAGGAACAGCGCCGCGAGGCAGCCGGCGAGCCATCTACGCATCGGAGCCGCCGCTCGTGTCGAGCAAAGCCCGATTGACGATTCGTGCGATAGCAGAGTTGGAGTTGTTGAGTTCCTTGACCCGCACCCACGTAGGTAGCGCCTCTTGGATGTCTCTGATCGAGCGCAGGGCCTCCTCAAGACGGGCGGCGCGTGCCGCTGGGTGCTCTTGGGCAGCCATCAGATGCGGCTCAGCGCCTCGCCTGCGCTATGGCGAATGTTGAACATGGCCTGAGAGACCTTCTCATCAGAGATCGTACGAGTCGTGAAGATGCCGCCCGGCGGTAGCGTCCATTCGATCTCAGCGGCCAACTTGTCGATCAGGCAGATCCGCTCGCGGTTGGTCAGCTTGGATGTGTCGATCACTGGGGTTCCTTTCTACAACGACGACGGCGAGCAGGTTGTGTTTTTCTCCGCGCTAGGGATGTGCTGCTCAATTGGTCCCATGTCGCGCTCCCCTCGCTCCTTACCTGGAGGTCGCGGCCGTTCGTCGCGGGCTGTCAACCATCTAGAAGTCTAGCGAAGACTGCCTAGATGTCAAGCCAAAAGACGGTCAACTGTGTCGACCTCCAGACCGTTACCTTGGTAGCGGCCCATCTTGGCCGCCGTCTCGATCCCACCGACGAATGACACGGCACGGGTCGCGTCAGCCAGCACCGTCGTCTCGTAGCCGAGGCCGAAGGCATCAAAGGCGGTCTCACCGACGCAGAAATCGAACGCGAGCCCAGCAACGTAGAGATTGTTGATGCCTTCGCTGCTGAGGTAGCGGTCGAGCTTGACGCCCCCTTGATCGAGCCGGCCGGCGAAGGCCGAGTACTCCTCTACGTCGTCGTCGGTGCCCTTGTAGAAGATCGGCGCGTCGTTGAACGCTAGGAGTAGCTCGTCGGCGATCAGAGATCCCTGTAGTCCAGCCACGCAGTGCACGGGCCAATCACCATCAGTGAAGGTAGGCTCTGCTCCTCCTGCGGCGCGTCGATGACCGATGTGGTTGGGGCTGTGCCAGTCCTTGGTGAAGACGACAAGGTCGACGAGTTCGCTGTGACCGAACTCGATGATCGGCTCGATGATGTCGAAGCCGCCCTCGACACCAAGCGCGCCTCCAGGAAGGAAGTCGTACTGTGCGTCAACGACGATAAGAGCAGAACCCATAACTAAGTCCTTTCTTAGGCCTCGAAGGCCTGTCGGTGTTGATCGAGGTAACGGGTGATCTGATCGACCGTCTTACGTGCGTGACTACCCGGCTCGCGGCCGGGAAGCTCGTCGGCAATCTCCTCCAGGGCCGTCAACGCCAACCACAACGCGCACGTGTTGGGGTTCCTGGAATGCTTCATCTTCTCCATGTCCGAGAAGTCCATCAGTGCTCGCGCTCCAATCGGATCAAAGCACGGCGATATTTATCCCACCGTACGAAGTCCTTGTCCACGATCTGATACGCCGGAATGCGGCGCGGGTCGAGATTGTGGGTTAGGTCGGAGATCTTGACCTTGCGGGCCAGGTAGTTGGCTGCTGCGCGTTCGATCGCCTCTTCGTAGGTTTCGCCAGGCTGCTTCGTCAGCGCCTCAAGTGCCTCCAAGATGTGCGGAGGAAACAGACGCGTGATGATGTAGCGCACGCCGAGGAGCTTCGCCGCAGCGCAGTCTTCGAGCACGTCGTGCATGACCGCTACGATCATGGCGTCGCGGTCTGGTGCGACGGCGCGCATCACTTCGAGTGGGTGTAGGATGTATACCTCATCGGCCTTATCGAGTTGATCGCGATGAACTTCTGCGGCAATCGCGATGGCGTCGCCGAGGGTTCCCTTGAACTCAGGCAACGTCGTAGACCTTCGAGCGCGAAGCAGCCTTCAGGCGGCCTCGGTTGGCTGCGATATGAGAACGTGCCTCCTCGACGGTCGTGAAGTGCTCAGGCGAGACAGCGACCTCGCCGTCAGCGCCGACGAGACGCCAACGGAAGCCGAAGCCAATGTTACGGGCGTTCTTCGGCGGCGCGTCGTAGTACTCGCCGAATACCTCAAAACGCAGACCCTTAGGTGCGTCGCTCACGAGAGCGAGTACCTCGTCACGTGCTGAATCGCGCGCGGCTTCGCGATGTCACCCTTGATGACGAGAACCGATCCCTCCGACCAGTAGTTGGGGTCGGAGGCTGCGTTGACCTCATCGAGGAAGATAGGATACGCCCCGTAGTGCTGCTCTTCGAGGCGCGACAGCAGTGTGGATTCCGGCATCTTCTCGATTCTCACGTCGCCATCACTGGCCGTGATCACGATTACGTTCGCCATCTAGGCGATCCTTTCAGTCTAGGTCGGACATGATGCGGCGTCTCTCAGCGCCGCTGAGGCGGCCACGGCGTCGATTCTCATCCTCACGAGAACGACGATGCCGGCCAGCCCCTGGATGTTGAAGCGCGCGCAGCGTGACCTCGGAGGGACTCCGATAGTCATCAAGCTCACGATTGCGGCGCGGCGGTCGCTTCACACGTTGAGCGTATCAAGCAGCGGCGCGAGCGTCAACAACGCACCGTGTGATCTGACTACCTGAACCTCCAATGATGCCTGCGTCACGATCGTTCAACAACGCGACCAGCTTGTAGCGGTCGACGTTGATCCGCTGGGCTGTTAGGGTTGCTGCGCTGGAGCGCGACGAGCCGCGCTCGATGTACTCGTCATAGATCGAGAACGCGCGCTCCAAAGCCTGCGCGACGTGGTCGAGTCTCACTCTCCGCACGCCTCGTCGGCCCAGAACTGCGCATCGATCGCGGCGCGATTGGCGGCCTGCTGGAGATCAAGCGCTCGATCGTTGAGTTCCTCAATCTCATCACGAAACGCACCGACCACGTTGGCGATCTTCTCCAGCAGCGGCTCGCGGACAGTGATGGTCTTGGAGTCCTCGAAGCAGTCGACGAGCAACTCGGCGAGATCACAGGTGAAGTCATCCCAGCGGCGGCTCGGCCAGTTCGGAGTGTCGACATCCTTGGTGACCTCGATGCCGCGGAGCGGACGTGACCACTCCTCCACGCGGGCGCGCTTGGCTGCCTTCTCGGCCGCGTACTCGACAAGCCAGCGCTGACGCTCTTCCTCGCGTTCTACGGCCTTGCGTGCGCGGTTCTCCTCCACCGACGCCCAATCAGACCAGACGGCGTTCGTCGACACCCACTCCTCACGCTCTATGAGCGTTGCGGTCTTGCCGCTGTGGAGATCGTTGGGGATCTCCTGTTCAACGAGCCGCACATGGACGCGTCGGCCGTCACGCGCCAAGGGGATGGCCTTGATCTCGCGCTTCGTCGTGCTCCACGCGGTCGGCTTGATCCACACCGAGACCGGTGTCGATGAGTTGATGTAGTTGTCGACCTCGTTGGCCTTCATGGGTTCCTCTTGGCGATGTAGACACAGCAGGGGCTGAGGCCGCGCTCTGTGAGTTCTGAAAACGTCCACCGCCGGCCGCAGTTGAAGCACTGCCAGTTACGTGGCTCGGCGGCTGCTCCTAGGACGAGCGGCCCTAACCTGATGGTCCTCACGACGGCCGCAAGCCTCTGGGAAGCTGCCGCGTCGGACGGAGCGCAATGAGCTTCCAGTTCTCGCCTCTGGCGCGATGAGCGAGATCGACTGCGGTCTCGCCCGGATTCGGGACCGGAGCGAACCTCAGCAGCATATCGGCCGCTGCACGGGCGTTACGGCGCGCCGCTTCTCTGCGGGCCTCGTCACGGGTTCGGTAGTAGTTCGGCACACTGCGAGCCTAGTCGATGAGATCGTCGATGTCAAACTCGATGAAGTCTTCGATCCTTGGTTCAGGAGTCAGCACCCTTGAACTCCTTACCGGTTACGTGATCGTTCTTGTCCAAGAACACCCAATAGGTACCGCCGCCAACGGCCGGGTAGAACTCCTTGTGGTCGTTCAGGATGTTGCCGGTCGGATCGCCGAACTGGGCATCCAGTGCGTCCCACGTCATACCGGCGTGGATGGTGTCAAACTCCAACGCGGTCATACAGCCAACACAGTCCCTCAGCGAGGGCTCAGGCGGCGACTGACGGACAGTCGTCACCGTAACGGTCTTGGTGTGGACCACGTCCTTGGGTTTGTCTGGACCGAAGCGGAAGGACAAGGCGACGCCAGCGATGAGGATGGAGACCAGCCAAATGAGGTTGTTCTGGTTCATGTGTACCTCGGTCTGATGAAGCGCTTCTTACCGATCTGGACTACGCGGCCATCGATGTCGATGACGCCGCAGTCCATGAACTCCCACACCTTGCCGTCGATGCGCAGGCCGCGCTGCTCAATGATCTTTCGTGCCTGGTTGCGCGAGATCGAGAACGCCTCCGACAGCAACGCCGGCAGCCACACTTTCTCAAATTTCCAAGCGTCGAAGACGAACTCGTCCATCGCTCGATCCTATCGCGAAACCCCCAGCTTGACAACCAACCCGGAGCGGCACTCGGCTGACACCTCGCCGGGCGACGAGGACACCGAGCGAAGTCCACCATGCGGGCGGCAGATCTTCCGCAGAGCCTCAATCGCGCCAACCTGACTTAGACGCTCGCGCGGCTGGGGCGTTGAGGCCGGAGACGGCAACGATCCGAGATAGCCGACCAGCATCACGACAGCGACCAGGACCGCAATGAAGCCGAAGCCCTTGAGCGCGTTGATCATCCGATCGTCGAGACCATGACGACGGCCTCGATGATCACGGCGGCGGCGCCTAGCAGGAGCTTGTGGTGGAGGTGGTCACACTGGCCTCGCAGGCATGCGCCGGTGCCGGCGAAGACAGTCCCGAGCGCGGCGTGCTCAACGATCGCAGCGAACATCAGCGGCCCTCCATGCGCTCATCATCAAGTCGCCCGATGTCGTAGCCGGCGTAGCAACGATGGCGCTCGGCCGCGACGTGGTTGCCCGCGTAGGCCTCAGTGGCGGCGTTGGTGATGGTATGTTGATCCTTCAGAGAGAGCAGGGCATTGAAGTCGACGACGGTGTCGCCGGGCTGTGCGGGCAAGACGTTGCCTCCTAGTAGTGGGACGGTTTCACCAGCAGGACCGCATAAGGCGGCCTCTCTTGGCGCGATCGTAGATCGTCTTGAGGTGGTCTTCGTCGGTGACTGCGTGATCGAGTACAACTGCGCAGTCTTCGCGTAGTCGATCGGCGATGAAATCGAGCATCTCGTCCATCGTCGGAGGGAACAGTCGCTCTAGGTTGCCGCTGTACTTACCGGTGCTGGCTCGGCGGCGGCACTTCTTCTGGTTCGTACAGAGTCCGAGACGGCTGTCGTGGGCGTCGGCCTCGAAGCAGTCACTGGGACGGAACTCGTAACCACAGTTTCGACAGAGCCTCATCTGGGTAGCCTACACGGGTTTACCGTGGCTGTCAACAAGTTCCTCGCCGCATCGACCGCCGGGACGAGGCTGCGGGCAACGGCCGTTACACCACGGCCAGAGCGCACGCCAAGTGACGCGGCAGCGTCGGCAGGTCATGCTTGCTTTCTGCTCTGCTTGAGCCAGCGCTCGATCGCACGCGCAGAGTTTGCGTCAACGACGACCTCAGCGTCGCTGGCCTCGTCTGCCGACACGCCGTCGTCGACATGAATGATGACCGACCCGTCACGATTGCGGGCTAGGTTCACGAACGCCCACTCGTCGGCCGTAATGTCGATCTCGATCTGGTTGTCATCGTATGTGGTCACAACATTAGACATGGTGTTCTCCGTAGACCTGGACGCCGTTCTTGTCAAACCACGTTACTGATGAGTGAAAGCACTCGGTTAGCGTGTCCAAGTGGACGGGTAGACCGCCGGTGGGAGCCACTTCACGATTGTCGGCGCAGATGCCGTAGTCGACGTCACTGCTCAAAACGTCTCGCGAACAGCCGCCGCAATTCGTCGCCTCGGTATCCGTACATGTAGATGAAGGCCGCGTGCTTGCGCCGAGAGCGCTCCAGGGGGTCCTCCGCCGACGCGATCCACACGGCGAGACCAGCCCGACCGGAGCGCTCGAAGATCTCATACGCAAGGACGTGCTCCGTCTGTTGGTAGCCAGCCTGTGTTTCCACATCCGTGTTCACAGGTTCCGTCATCGAGGCCGCTCCATCTTCCTGCATGCTGAGGGCATCTCACTGTTCGTAGTTGTTCCCGTCCGTAGAGCCGGCGCGCCAAGAAGTTGGACTTCGCGGCGTGGCACGCCAGATGCAGCCAGTGGTCGGCGTAGACCCTGCCGGTTCTGTACTCCTGAGAGTTGAGTTCGTAGTCAGTGAGGATCTGGTGGTTCTCGGCGCACACCCGGCCCCATTCGAAGAGCACATTACAGACCTCGCCGATAGGACGAACTGGTTCCCCATAAAAACGCTCTAGAAGTTCCTCCGCCGCCATGACTTCGGCGGCGGAGGGGTCGTTGTGGTTCACGGCAACGAGACTTCCCAGCGGGGCTCGGTGACTCGATTGAGTTCGAACAACTCAGCGTGCGGCGTGCCGTCCGAGGTCCATGTCACCAACACGGGAAATCGATCAGCATGACTCAATCCGCTCGCGTTCGAGGTCAGCATGTCACAGCGGTCACGGGCGGCCTCAAATGGCGATCCGGAGACGCGTCTGACACGCGTGAACGACTCCTTGTCGTGCGCGTAGTTGATGATGTAGACGTTGTACTCCGTCATCACGAGCCCAGGTTGGGGGCGTCCTTCCAGACCTCGATCGGGGCGTCCGAGTAGTGCCAGTCCTGGACCGTCTCGTGCAGCGCGCCCTTGGAGTCGAAGAAGAAGACGCCTCGGTCGCCGCCTTCGTTGGGACCGAAGGATCCGTCGTCACCGATCGACTCTGCTGCTCCCAGATAGGCGCACGCGCCCTGACCGGACGAGCAATTGTGGTTCCAGGTCTGCGTCGGGTTTGTCATCTGAGACTGAACGGACGAGATCTTGCCCTTGACGACGTAGTAGCCGACCGGCTCACGCGAGCCCATCTCGAAGACGTACAAGTATCCGATCTTGTCGGGCTTGTTGAAGCGCAGGAGGCGGTCACGAAGCTGGTGGCGCTCCAGCGAGTCCTTCATCTGCGCCTCCGGGTAGGGGATGGCGGACTCGGTCGCCTGGGCGATGCGGTCGGAGACCGCCTCGTCGCGCTGCTGGTAGCCGGGCTTCTCGGCGACAGCGGCGAAGCCGCAGCCGACGAGCACGGCGACCGCTGCGACGGTCGCGTACTTCAGGATGTTGCGGATCTTAGACATATTGTCCTTTCGTTACTCGCAGGTGGTGATGGGATCGATGCGGGCCGGCAGATCGGCTGCCTTGAAGTCGCGCTCAAGGAACTTGCGCGCGGCGGCGTTGTAGTCGGCGACGTCCTGGTTGCAGATCTGCTGGACGCCGGTCACGTTTATCTGACGCGCCTGATCGTGAGGGGCCTGCTTCAGCGCCGCCCGAGCGGACTTCAGGTTCGGCACGTCGCGATCGTTGATCTCGGCGTACATGTCCTCGAAGTGCTGCTGCGCGAAGATGCGGTTAGTGGCCGAGTTGTGGATCTTGGTGGCGTCACCGCGGCCCTTGATGTCAGAGGTCTTGACGCCGAACGCCCACACGCCGACCGAGATCACACCCACGATGAGAGTGATGCCGACAGCCCATGCGAGCAGGTAGCCGAGGCCGCGCCGTGTGTCTCGGCTGGGGCTGCGACCCCAGTCGTCGTAGCTGCTCATGCTGCTACCTCCTCGACCGCGTAGACATAGTCGGGCCGGCGCGAGACGTTATTGAACACCTTCACGAGTCCTCGATGCTTGACTTCGAGACGTGTGAAGTGTCCATCCTCGACGAAGGCGAGTCGCTTCAGCCGCGCAAGCGCGGCTTCTTCATGCGACGCATAGTCGGGTCCGAGGCACATGTCGTCCTGTTGGCCGGCCTTGACGCCCGCCCTGTGGCTGTCACGCCAGTACAGGGTCACGTAGTAGTTGGGGTCGCTGATCTCAGGGAAGACCTCGTTGAGCGCCTCGATGATCTCGGCCGCTGCGGATGCGGTGAGGTTCGAGTAGGCGTGTCCGGACGCCCTGAGATCGAAGAGGCACTCATCGTTCGGTGCCGGCTTGACGGTGAGCGTGTTGTTACTAGGGAAGATCGGTGGGGACCATTTGATGACGGTCAAGCTGCTTTCTCCTGTTCGAGGTATGAGAACTCGACGATCTCCATCGGGGCGTTGATGGGCTCGTAGTTCTCAGTGTTGTGGGATACGTTCATGATCGTCGTCGTGAACTCATAGGATGGATGCCGAACGACGTGGACGCCGTACTGCTCGTGGATGTGTCCGCAGACCATGACGCGGGGCCGCAGGCTACCACGCTCAAGCCGATCGCGCAAGGTCCGATCGCCAACATTGAGAGAGCCGAACTGCGGAGCGACGAAGTCCAATAACCCATAGGGCGGTCCGTGTGAGATCAGGATGTCCACGTCGGGCGGGATCGAGTCGGCGCGTACCTCCAACGCGCTCTCGGTGCCGTGGAACGCCCATCGCGGTAGACCCGGAACCCACGGCGTGCCCCAGACGGAGAGGTCGCCGATGCCGGTACCGGAATCCTTCAGGTACGTCCACGGTAGATACAGCGCATCCACCGCAGCCGACATACGCTCGAAGACAAAGTCATGGTTGCCGGCGATGCCGATAACGCGAATGCCGCGGTCGACGAGCCCAACCAGCCAGTTGCGGAACGTCGTGTCCAGCCACTCAAGCTGGAAGTCCGAGCCATTGTCGTGGAGGTTGTAGCGCTCCTTCTTGCCGATCGGGTGATCGGGACAGACGTCGCCCGCGATGATGAGAACGTCGCAGTCGTCGATCTCAGGGAGAGAGCCGTGTAGATCTGCGGTTGCGAGGATCTTAGGCATCGGCGGCCACCTTGAGGACCGCAAACGCCTGTCTCGGCCTGCCGAGACGGCTCACGATGTAGGAGTCGGCGAGACCATCGAACGCAGTGGCGAAGTCTCCGCCGCCCCTCGCACGGCCGAACGCTTGCTGCCACGGGCAGTCGCAGACGTCGTGGAAGTTGCCGACCATGAAGCGCTCGCCGGCCTGCGCCACCTCTAGCAGGCGGCCGTACTGCTTGTCGGTAACGCCGGCCGTGTGTGCGGCCTCGGAGATCATGGCGACGACGCCGCCGCGGGGGATCGTGTACGTCGGGGTCTGCATGTAGTCCTTTACTCGTCGTCTACGGCCACGCACGGGCCGTCTAAATTGATCCGAAGCGTCGCGAGTGGGTATGTGGCGTCGGGCCGTGAAATCGAATTACAGCGTCGCGCTGCCCGGCTCTCACCACGTCCTGGGACCCCTCTATAGGGTCCCCAGGACTCAAGTGGCCAATCGCCGCATTCTAGAGCCAAATTTTTTAGGCACCTTCGGACCACTTGAAAAACAAATCCGACGATTTCGATACCCCCGCCCTCGAATTCTTGGCTCTACGCCTTGGGTTTCGAGGAAGCGACCCACTTGAATCGCTCAGATTTGGCTCAGTTGCTTGGGGTACCCCTAGGGGGTATCGCTAGAGCCGGGCGATCGTATCGGCGAGCGCCTCACGCCCCACGAACGCAGCCGAGTCGAGGTCCAAGCATAGGATCTCGGCGGCCTCGCGGGTTTCGGTTTCGGCGACCGTCCGGCCGTCCTTGTCGATGACCTCGAATCCGTACATCGAGGGCAGGATGTCGAACCTCCGCGTTGGCCGCCTGATCTTTAGGCTACGCTGCGATGAGTTCATTGTCCTCTGCTCCTGCTCCGCGATAGACGCCGGCCTCGCGGGCGGCGGCGTAGTCCGGGCTGCTCGGCATGATCGGCATTGGGCCGCGACGCCGGATGTATTCGTGGCGTTCGATGAAGCCGCCCTCGAAGGCGGCGAAGAGTTCGGCGTCACGCTTCAGGTACTCGGAGAACACGAGTACTCGTTCGATGCCTGCGACGTCACGCTCTGCCTTCGCGCGCGCGCGGCCTTCCTGGCGACGGCGCTGCGCCTCCTCCGGCGAAAGCTTCGCGCGGCTCGGCTTGTGATCAGGACAGTTCTTGGGTGCCTTTCCGCGTCTGCGTTCGCGCTCCCAACTGTGTTGGCCCTCCTCGCAGAAAAGGGTCACGGTGTCGCTCAACTATTCTCCTTAGTAGGATCCTGGGTAGATCTGAATGGCATCGTCTCGCTGAGGAACGTCAGTGATGCCGATCGCGTAGGCCATCGCGTGTACGTGCGGCGCGAGTCGCAGGTAGCGGTCCTCGGCGCGCTCGGCCCGCGTTCGATAGCGCAGCAGCTTATCGTAAAGGCGCAGAACCTCTTCGCGCGCCTCCTCGGCGGGCATTTCAGCTACGCGCGCCTCGTAAGCCGGCGAGCGTTGTGCGCGCGCGCTCACGCCGTCACGATCTCCATCCGCGTCGTCGACAACGCGATGCCGGCACCGCGCACCTCGACCTCATCGTGAACGGCGTTCAAGGCGTCGTCGAGACGCCGCTCGATCGCCGGGTCGAGCGAGAATCCGCCCGGAATCGACATGATGTCGTCGCTGGCGTTCTTGAGCCCGGCCACGGCCTGCCAATAGCCGCCGCCGCGTTGAAGCAAAAGCCGCACGCCGGCCTTGGCGTCGTAGACAACCCCAAGCGCCTGGCCAGCGTGGGGGATGATGACCTCCACGGACACGTCAGGCAACGACGGCTACCTCCTCGAACTTGAAGTTGTTGGTGTCGTTGGGGATCGAGACAGCCACGTAGCGACCGCCGCCGAGATTCACGACCAGGGGCCGTCCGTCCGTGTACGCGAGGAACTTCTTTCTGTCCAGCCAGGTGGACAACTCAGCTAGCGCGGCGTCGGCCTCGTTGACTTCGCGTCGTGCGTTCTCGCTCCGCACCCACGCGCGGGCGATCTTCGCAGCGTGGATGACCTCAGGGTCGGAGTTGTCGCTCACAGGTTCGTCACCGCCAGCAAGGTAGCAATGATCGCGAAGATGACAACGAACCCTGCCGCCGCCGCACCGTCACTCACTGCGGCACCTCGGTCGAGTAGTCGGTGTTCGAGTCCGCTCCCTTGGGGATGTTGTCGTTCTCTAGTAGCACCTTGTAGAACGTGCGGCCCGGGACGTGGAAGGCCACAACCCCCTCTGGGTTCATGAATCCCGGCGCTGCGACCGATCCGTTGACGCGCAGGAACTGAACGACATCATCGACAGCAACGGCGTCGAGGCGATCGAGCGTCTTCAACACCGGGACGACCGAGACGCAATTGGGTGTGTTGTCGGCGCTCCACCGCGAGGTGTTGAAGAGCGAGAAGCGCTTCTCACCGCTCTGGAGTCCGTATCCGCGCTGGATACCTGAGCCCCACCACTCACCGAAATGCACGCCCGGACCGAGGCCGTCACGAAGCTCGTCTGCGTGCTCCATCACCCAGCGGGCGAAGCCGAAGTTGTCCGACTCAGGAGTGATGAGGCGCTTCCGTGATTGCGCACCAACGCGGCCATCATCGAGAATCTGGATTGCCGCGTTCGTGCCATCGATCTTCTCCGTGATGATGGTCTCGCGATTCAGGCGCGCGATCTTCGGCCACGGAACGAAGTTGAACTCCGTCAGGTCCAGCAGCGCTTCAGTCACGGAAGAGCCCCTTCGGACGGCTGCGGACGGTTGCGGCGATCTCAAGGAGATCGTGGCCTCGGTCGTCGTTGTCGCCGGCCAGGGTCTGTGAGTAGCCGGCATCATCGTATTCGCCATCCTCGGACGCGAGTCCGAGCCAGTCACGAACAGCCGCTGGGAGTGTGCCGATTTGGCCATCGTAGAGCACTGATCCGTATTCGTCGTTGGAGAGCGTGAGGCCGCCAACTTCGCGCTGGTAGACCTTGCAGGCCACGCCGAGACAGCAGTCCTTGTCGTCCTTATTGGTGAGGACGCCGGTGGTTTGCTGGAACTCGCCGCTCTCAAGGGCTTCGACCCAGAGATCGACGGGAGTCTTCGTTGTAGTCATTCGGTGTATTGTCCCAGATTCGTCGGTTGCTGTCAACCGCGGTTGATGGTCTTTGCTAGCGCTCGTGCTTCGGGTGCCGGCCGCGCGTTACGCGCCAGCAGTTGTTGACGAAGCTCCGTCGCGTACTCAAGTGCAGCGTCGTCCTGACCTTCGACGTCGGTGCGGAAGATCCTATAGTTGTGGTTGGGCGTATAGTGTCCTGGTTTCAGATACAGCGGCCACAACCAGGCGCGTCCTGTCCCCCGCATCGGGCTCGATGAGTTCAACCCTGACGGTGTCTTGATCAGGGATAGCAACGACGCGCCCGCGACTGTAGCGACGACCACGCGAGGCGATGGCGCGAGCGCGGTCGTGGTCGTAGAAATCACAGGTCTCCATGATCAGTGGGCCTGAGAGCGCTAACGCGATAATCCCGCAAACCAACGCTACCATCACGAGAAGATCACCGTTACCCCAATTGCCCCAAATGATTGACGGCGGTGTTGGCAGCAGCAGGATGAGCAGATAGACGATGCGCCGTAATGTGTAGACGTGCTCGCTGAGCGTCACTCGGATAGCTCCTCAATGAGCTTGCCGATCGCCGACTT